ATGCCTCTCACCGATAGCTGGCTGAAAGCCAACCACGGCAAGGCCGTAGACAGGATCCAGACGCGTAGCGACCTGAACGGGCTGGGGGTCAGGATTTCCAAAAAGGGCAAGCTGACCTTCTACGTGCGGTACCGGATGAACGGCCAGCAGAACCAGAGTCGAATCGACCTGGGCTCCTACCCGCTCAAGAGCCTCAAGCAAGCCAGGGCGGAGGCCGAAGAGATACGCCGCCTGGTCGAGGATGGAAAGGATCCGAAGCTGGCCAGGGAGATGGAGCGCCTGGCGCAGGCCGAGGCACCCACTGTCAAGGAGCTGTTCGACGAGTGGCATGAGAAGTACTGCGTCAAGCACAAGTCCAACGCCCACCTGATCAAGCGCAGCTTCGAGATCCACCTATTCCCCGAGATAGGCCACCTGCCCGCCGACCAGCTGGAGCTTCGCCACTGGATGGAGCAGTTCGAGCGCGTGCAAGTGGGCACGCCAGCGATTGCCGAGCGGCTGGTCATCAACTCCAAGCAGATGCTGAAGTGGGGCGTGCGCCGCCAGCGCGTGCCCGAGAATGTGATCGCCCATGTCGGCACGCGCACCGACCTTCACATCAAGAAGAACATTGGCAAGCGGGTGCTTGACCGGGACGAGCTAGGGCTGGTGTGGGAGGTGCTGGAGCATTCCCGCATGACGCGCAAGAACGCCATTTTCGTCATGCTGTGCCTGGCCTTTGGTTGCCGCACTGGCGAGCTCCGGCTAAGCGATAAGGTGCATTGGGATCTTGATAAAGGGGTGTGGACGGTTCCGCCCGAGAATCACAAGACAGGGAAGGTGACCGGGCTGCCGATCGTCAGACCGATCATCGAGCCCGTTAAGGAGTTGGTGAAGGAGGCTATGCAGCTTTCGGCATCGCCTACAGAGGGGCCGCTGTTCAATAACAGGGATAGTGAGGAGAGAATCAGCCGTAGCTCTCTTTTGCCGCTGCCCTACAACATCATGCAGTGGCTGCGCCGGCACCGGAAGGTCGAGATGGCGCACTGGTCCATGCACGACCTTCGGCGCACGGTGCGAACCAATCTGTCGGACCTCACGGCGCCGCATATCGCCGAGAAGATGCTGGGGCACACCATGCCCGGACAGTGGCGGGTTTACGATCACTACGACTACCTGGCCGAGCAGGAGGAAGCGTACCAGGCGTGGTGGGGTAGGTTGCAGCAGGTGGTGGCGGCCGGTCAGGCTGCTTCGAGTGAGGCTTCGTAGGCTTCGATGTCGTCGATTGCCCAGCGATTGAGGCCCGCCTTGCCGCTGATGCGCGGTGCCGGCAGTGGGTTCTCCTTGCGCTTCATCCACCGATAAAGGGTGGTGCGCTCGACTCTGTAGCGCTCACACAGATCCTTGGTGGTCAGATAGCCTTTGACCATGAGTACTTTACCTCCGTCAATCACTTTCACTCTGCGGCTCAGGAATGGGGCCGGCCCACTCCAAGGGCGCCCATCCCGGCAGCATCTCGTGGTTGGTGAAACGCGGGCTGGTGGTGGGCTCGAGCACCTGCTGGCCGCCGACGCTCACCACGGTCACGAAGTTCTCCAGCGGGTCGACGCGGGTGGAGACCGACACCTCGGCGATGACTGGCCGGTTGAAGTTCCAGCCGCGCGCCCAGTAGTGGGCCACGCCTCCCGCGGCCACGACTTCATCCAGGGTGGGCGGCTTCGGCCGCCATACAAAGCTAGGCACCTTCCGCCTCCTCGGGCCAGTCAAAGCCCCTGGCCTTCATCCATGCCTTAGTTGCCCACCAGGCCTCGGGCGAGGCCATGCTTAGTCCCTCGCTCTCCAACCAGTTGTCGCACGCTTTTTCCACGGCGGACCTATGGGAGTCAGAGGCGCCGCCCGGGCGCCCCTCCTTGATGATGATCTCGCCGCCGGAATACCGGACCAGCACCGAGTCCTCGCCAGCGACTTGGGCCAGCAGGCCGAATATCTCGCCGACGCGCCCCATGCCCATTTCGCTGAACTTGGCGCCCTCGATGCTCAGGGTGAGCACGGCGCGCTGATCATCGTCCTGATAGCTGGCGGTCTCCATCACGATTCCTCGCTCTGCCGGTTGTGCTCAATGGCCTTGGTGGGGTCGACGGTTCGCCAGTCCGGCCAGTCGCGCCCCTCGTTCTTGACGAGCTTCGCGCCCAGACCGGCCGCCACCTCTTCGGCGGAGTAGCCGGCACGCCAGGCGCCGTCCAGGGCCAGCGACGCGACGTCGATCCACTCCTCGAGGTCGTGCGGGGCGGCCTCGATCTCCTTGAGCTCCTTGCGGATATGGTCGGTTACGCCCTGGCAGCGGCTGCCGGGGCCGAAGGCGCGGGTCGAGAACGCTATCTGGCGCTTCATGTGGGCCACCAGGTCGTAGCCGGACGTGTCGCCGCCGCTGGTGGCTGCCCACGCCTTGGCGGCGTCGCTGACCACCGGCTGCACCTTGTAGTTGCACACGTACTCGAAGTCGCCCCAGTGGTAGCCTTCGGGGTCGCAACCGTCTTCATCCAGTTGACTCTCGTCCGGACGGTCGACGCGATCTACTTGGCTGCTGATCTGGGTCGCGCGGCCGACGAACACCTGGGCGACTTGCTCATCCCAGCCGGTGTCGCCATCCAACCAACTGTCGATGAAGTCGGTGGCCTGCTCGACGGCCTCGGCCTCGGTACCGAAGGCCATCAGGCCCTGATCGGGACAGTAGGCGAACCACGGCTTGTCGTCGGTGACGTACCAGGGCGGTGCCTCACCGGGCTGTCTCGGGGCCGCGCGATCGAGGCTGGTGCGCCCGCCAAGGGCGTGGATCATGGCGGCGAAGTTGAGCACGTCCACCGGGTCGCCCTTGGCGATGTGGTTGACCAGCATGCTGTTCAGGCGGGGGATGCTGCAGGTCTCCCAGCCGCCCCGGCCTTCGCCTCGCTTGTCGGCGAGCTTCTTGCGCATGGCCAGCGCCGCGGCTTCCACCATGGCGTCGTCGGGGTGCAGTTCGTGAGGCGTCAGCGCCTCCTGAAGCACGTCGACATACCACTCCAGGTACTTGTACTCGTAGACCTCGCCGGCCAGGTCGGTGCGCTCCTCCCACATGTCGGGCGCGCAGGCGAAGTCGATGGCTTCTTCCATGCGCCGGCTGCGCTCAATAAGGGTGTCCAGCGCTTCCAGGATCTGTTCATCCTTGCCCTGGTGGGGCTCGCCGGCAACGCCCAGCCGCTCCGCCACCATGCCCAGCATCCGGGCCCGGTCTTCGGCATAGTCGGTAGCAGCTTCCAGCTTCTCCTCGGCCAGCATCAGGTCGCGGGTGTTCAGTACATGGCCGTGGGGCGACACGCCGGCCAGGCGCTCATTCTCCGCCTTCAGGCGCTCGTTCTCCTGCTCGACCGCCTGAAGCCGCTGAGCCACCGGGTTCTTCGGGCACTGGCGGTCGTGCTCCATCAGCAGCCGGTGGGCGGCCTCCATGTCGTCGACCTTGCGCGTGTCGTAGATGATGGCTTCGCCGCAGTAGATGCACGACGCCGCGTGGTTGCCCTCGGCATCGCGCAGCCGTCTCAGCAATCCCAGCACCACCTTGGGGTTGGCGGCGGCCACGAAGGTCTCGTTGGCCTCGGCGTTGGGGCGGCTGGTGTGGTCGGAGTACCGGGCGTGGACGATGCAGGGCCCGCGGGTGTTCTCGTCGTCGGGGTAGATGCCGCCGTAAGTGCCGCGCACCCAAGGGCCTGGCGTGGCCGCCTTGGCGGCGGCCTCCAGCGCTTCGATATCGATGATCATGTCAGTAGTCCTCTCTATGGGCAGCACATCGGCGAGCCGCCGCACCAGTGTTCATAGTCCTCAGCGGGGATCTCGCTGAGGTCGCAGACGATGGGTTGGTACTCGTGACAGCCGCGGCACTCGGCTTCGTACTCGCCCGGTCGCACCTCGACAACACCATCCGGGAGCGGTGCGCCTTCAGGCTGCCAGGCAAGGGAGTGAAGGGCAGGGCGCCACTCGACGTGCTCGCCACGGCGGCGCAGCTTGCGGGCGCGCTGAGCGCCGATCGGACGCCAGCCGGCGCGGATATCTTGGTTGAGCGAGTTCTTGCGTCGGGCTTTCACGCTGCATTCCTCCGTTGCTGCCAGTAGCGCAGGGTCACGCCCCGGGCCATGGCCATCAGCTGGTTGTCGAGCATCTTCACGCGATGTAGGCGGGGCGCTGGTCATGTCTCGGTAACCCGGTAGCCATGGGCCTGGTGGGTGCCGTGACGGTAGGGCACGACCTCCATCAGGCCGGCGAACTCTGGCAGCTCGCCTTCCTTTACGATCCCCGGCGCTGTCACCATCCAGAAATACGACGGCGGCACCAGGCCGCAGCAGTTCGACCCAGCCTCGGCCATGCGGGCTGTCTCCAGGGCGTGCGCCTTGGCATCGGCCAGCGTCTCCGCCCTGGCGAACTTGGCGCAGCGATATCGACCATCGTGGCAGCGGCAGTCTCCGCGGATATGGCGCAGCTCGGCCAGCCAGTCGGCGCGGCTGACCTTGATCTCGAAGGCGTGGCCGAGCCGGGCCTTGGTCACCGATGCCACGTCGGCCTCCGGGCCCCACACGGCCCCGCAGTTGGGGATCGTGATTTCGTGCTTGGCGCGGGCGCACCAGGCGTAGACCACATCCTGCACCACAGCTTCAGTGAGTGGCGGAAGCTCAGTCTCCATCGAGCGTCTCCTTCGTGGCCTGGCTTACCTGGACGACGGTGGCGATGTAGTCATCAATCACTTTTCGCAGGTCCTGGTCTTCCCAGCCTTCTCCTTGGGTCAGATGCCGAATGGCTGAAGCGCCTTTGGCGCGCTCACCGGCGTCGCGGAGCGCTAGGCTGACTTCCGGCGCCTGAGTCAGCACCCTGTGCCAGTCGTCCGGGCTCTCGGCGCCGCCGTAGCAGATGGCGCGATTGCCAGCCTTGCGAAGATCCTCGGCGTATGCCGCCAAGGCGTCACGCCGCTGCACGATGCTCTCCACTGCATTGAGGGCGGGCGCCGGCCCATTCCATCCGCCGGTGTCCATGCCAACGATTTCCTCGAGGCGCTGAAAGGCCTCGCACATTGCCCGGAATCCGGTCGCCTCACGCTCCACCCTCTGCTCTGCCTTAGCCAGCCTGGCTTTCAGCCTCTCCACCAGCGAAAGCGCCGGCCCTGTCGGTACCTCTTCGCCCTCGTCCACCAGGGCGGCCTTCAGGGCAGCCAGCTCCTCGCAGGCGTTGTGAAAGCAGCCGCGCAGCTGGTCGCGGTCCTGTTCCATCTCTATCAGCCGGCGGGCCAACTGATAGGCCGACTCGTTGTCGGCCAGCTGCTGGGCTCTCTCGTGAAGATCGAAGTTGGTCACCGGCCACCTGCCTTGCGCACGGCGCGCGCGATCTTCTGGATGGTGGCCGGGCCGATACCCTTGATGCCGGCGAGCGCCTTGCGCTTGGCCTCGGTACCGATCTCGCTCACCAGCTCGTAGCCGGCGTCCTCAAGCTGGGTGACGACGCGCGCCGGCAGGTCCAGGTCTTCGATGCGCTGGCAGCCGTTCTCCTTGCGCCAGTGGCCGGCCAGGCGGTGGATGGCGCCCTTGATGAAGACGGCGTCGTCGCCGGCCATGATGCCGTCGATCAGCCCGCAGAAGACCAGGCGGTGCTTCTCCGCCTGGTCGAGCGGCTTGCTGCTGACCATGTACCAGCGGTCGGGCTCGTGGATGTGCACCTGGTTGAAGGCCAGCTGAACGACGACGCGACCGTCGTCGCTCTTGATCGTGGCGTGCGGCCCCGGATCCTCGCCGGCCTTCTCGGCGGGCGCCTTCTCCTTGCGGGCCAGCTCGGCTTCCAGTTGCTGGACGCGCTGTCTCGCCTGGTGGCGAGTCTGGGCCAGCTCCTTCTTGCCGGCCGCCTTTTCGGCGGCCAGGCGGTCGGCGCGTTCGCGCTGCTGGTCGGCTTCGGCCTTGGCCTTGTCCCGACTGGCGGCCGCGCTCTCGGCGCGGCGCAGGGCGACAGCCAACTCCTCGCGCAAGTCCCTGTTGTCCAGGGCCAGACGGATAGCCTCGTCGTAGGGGTCGAGCGAGGCGCGCACGGGCGCGCGCCCGCTCTCGTGGGCGTGTGTGTTCATCATGGGCTCCAGCGGTAGTAGGCGGGCGGTCAGGCGCGGTGATTGGCCAGTTGCCGGCGCAGCTCGTGGTTATCTGCGCAGACGGCGACCACGGCTTCCAGGAAGGTGGTCGGCTTCTTGAGCATGCCGGAGCGGCGGATGACTTCATCCAGGTGCCGGCGCGCCTCCGCCAGGTCCGCGAGCTGGTCGGACAGGTCGAGCTGCTCGGCCAGGCGAGCCTTGTCGTCTTCCAACTCCTGGTTGCGCTGCATGACCTGCTCGCAGAACGAGCAGGCTGCCGTCTCGGCCGGGGTGTGGGCCAGCGATGTCATGCCACCTCCTTGAGCACCTTACGGGCGCCGCTGTTGTCCATGGGGGAAACCACGCCCTGACGCTCCAGGTCCTCGATGAGGCGCGCCGCGCGGTTGTAGCCGATCTTGAATTTCCGCTGCACGGCGGATATCGACGCTCGCCCGCTCTCGATCACGAAGGCCTTGGCCTCGCTCAGCAGCGGGTCGGGCTCGTCGGCGCCAGGCGAGGCGGGCGTAGGCGCCGACTCATCCATGCTCTTGAACTCGGGCACGGCCTCGCCGCCCAGTCCGGTCAGCAGCAGCTTGATGACGTCGCGCAGGGCGTTGACCATCAGGATGAAGTCGGTCTCGAGCCGCAAGACGGCGTCGCCGTCGTCGTCGGTATCGCCGGCCTCGTCCAGCAAGGCATCGGAGAAGCGCAGGCTCTTGAGCGTCAGGTCATCGGTCAGCGTCAGCGATACCCGCTCATCGAGGGTGATGCTCAGCTGAGAGGCCTGGCGCCCACACTCCAACAGCTGCTGCATGTCGTCGGTGTCGAGGTCGACGTTCTTGGCCGTTACCTTGCCGTCGTCGCCTTTCTCACGGAGCTGTACGCTGTCGCCGACTTCGAGCCAGGACGGGCGCAGGCTCGGGTCTTGCAGCCAATGCGTCATGACGCGCGTCGGCAGCGAGTGGGTGGCAACCGGCAGCACCTTCAGGCTGCCCAGCGTGGCGCGCAGCAGGTCCAGGGCCTCCTCGGCACGCTTCGCCGACGAGGTGTTGACCGCGATCATGCCGCCGGCCATGTCCCACCAGAGGTCGACCCGATGGCTGCGCACGAAGGCGCGGGGCAGGAACTCCTCGTAGACCTGCTCCTTGATGCTCATCTTCTCCGCGCGCGGTACCGGGCCGCCGCGAACGGCCTCGATCTCCTCGCAGCGGGCCTCCACCTCCTCCTTCACCACGGACGAGGGCAGGATTCGCTCCTGACGCTGCATGGTCAGCAGGAACTGGTTTTGGATGGCGTGGACCAGGGTGTCGCTCTTGCGCCCGGCCGGCGGCACCCAGCCTAGGTGCTTGGCCTCGTGGCCGCCCATGTCGCGGGTGGCGAAGCGGCCCATGGCCTCGGCCAGGGCTTCAACGGCGATGCTGCCGGCGGCGGGCAGGCGATACAGACGAAGGTTCTTGAACCACATGGCGATGTCTCCAGGTTGCGGTACCGCCCGGCGGGCGGCGAAGGTTAGGCGGTGGCGAACATGTCGGCTTGGCGCTGCTGCTGGACAACGCGAGGGGATAACCACAGGCATTCAGTCCGGGTTGCTCCACCACGCTGGCCAGAGGCTTGAACGTCTTTCTGCACTAGATGCCATCCAGGCAGTGATTCTCGGTACAGATCGCTGTCATAGCCGGATAGCACGACGAACCCTTGCAGCGACTTCAGCCCCGTGAGGAGCTCTATGTGCTCGGCCTCATCCATTTCATGGCGATAGACGAGCCGGTGGCCTTTCTGGCGAGTTGAGTCCAGGTAGGGTGGGTCTACGTAGTGAAGGGCGCGCTCTCGGTCATGCTGAAGCATCACGTCGAGGGCAGGACGGTTCTCGACAATTACCCCTTGGAGGCGCTCAACGTAGCTGGCAATGACTCGTGGGTAGTCCAGCCAGGTGGCGGCGATCTTGCCTCGAGGTCCGTCTTCTCCGGTGTAAGTTCGAAAACCGCTCGTCCCAGCTGTCGCAGATGCGGACCCAAACCCGGCTGAAGCGCGGAATAGGGTGCGCCGGGCTCGCTCAACGGGATCGGTGGTGGGCTGGTAGGCCAATTCGAACTCACTGCGAGCAAACGGCGTGAGGCGACAGAGCTTCGCGAGATGCTGGGCTTTCCACGGGTCTCGAAGAACGCGAAAGACATTCACCACGTCCTCGTCCAGATCGTTGTAAACCTCATGCTTTGAGGGAATCTTCTGGAGAAGCACCCCAGCAGCTCCGCCGAAAGGCTCAACGTAAACATCGAAGGCTGAATGCGGCGGAAACTGTGACATGATCCACGGTGCAAGCCGCCACTTGCCGCCGTGGTATCGCATTACAGGGCTGTTCATAGGGTCTCCAGAAAGAAGAGGGCCGCCTCAGTGGGCAGCCTTGGGGTCGGGTTTCTCGGGTTGGTGTAGCGATAGGCCGGCAGCGACCTGGCGAACCCATATCGGCGTGCTGCCCAGGGCGAACGTCTCGCCACTCCAAGCCAGCAGCAATGTGGTACCCATGACGCCAGCAATGGCCTCGGCGGCCGGCGCGGGTACCGCGTTGCCGATGCGTTCACGCCAGGCGCTGTCGTTCAGCCCTTCCAGCTCCAGGTGCTCACAGGGGTCGACGAGCCCCTGCAAGGCGGCGAGCTCGAGCGTCGTAAACGGCCGGTGCCAGCAGTCGTCCAGTGACCGGATCACGGCCACCAGCTTGTCGTTGGGCTCGGGCAGGCGTGGGTCGGCCACCGACCAACTGCCGTTGTCGTGGCCCGCGGATGCCGAGACGGCGCCGCATGGGGCCTGCCAGGGCACGACGCCGTAGTGTCCGGCGGTAAGGTAGTGGTCGCCCTTGCCGCGGCTCAGGCCTGGCCGTGGGTCGGCGACGGCATAGGCTCCCTGTCCGGTAGTGCTGCCCGATATGACGGTTCCGCTGTGCTCGTCCCAGCGGGTGACCATGTACTTGCCGAATGACGGCCCGGTGCGGCGAGGGTCCGCGACGGCGAAAGCACCTTGCCCGGGTGACTTCTGCCCGGTGATTGCGCCAGTGGGGCCGTCCCAGCGGCGGACGCCGTAGGCCTGGCCGTCCTTCCACTTGGCTGACTGATTGAAGCGAGGGTCTGCTACGGAGAACTTGCCGTTCCCCGGGCGACTGGCGCCGGCCACAGTGCCGGCCGCTTCTCGCCAGTCGTGCACGCCCAGGTAGCCGTTGTTACGTCCCTCGGGTACCAGCAGGTAGTCCTTGAGGAAGCCGTCTTCGACTGCCAGCCGGTTCAGCGACCGCCAGTCGCTGCCAGCCTCCACGAAGGCGAGCCTGACCCACGTCTTCCATTGCAGGCGCGGGATGCGGTGCATGGCGCCGGCCATCTCGTCGCCGGGCAACGGCATGTCGCCCAGCACGTCGCCTACGGCTCGCAGCGGGCGGCGAACCGGTTCATAGAGGAAGGGCGGCACCTTCTCGGCGTGCCTGGCCACCAGCAGGAAGCGCTTGCGGGATTGGGCGAGGTGCCCGATCTCGCCGCAATCATGCGTGGTCTCCGCGACGTGGTAGCCGTAGTGCTCGAGCATGGTCACGATGCGATCGAGGAGAGGTCGGCCCCGGTTGGCGATGCGAGGGACGTTCTCGAAGATGATCAGCTCCGGCGGGTCGTCAGCGAATGCCTCCATGGTCAGCCACATGCCGCGAAGCGTCAGGCGGTTGAGCGCCTGGTACCGGGGCGTGGTGCTGCGCGACTGTGACAGCAGGCCGCTGAAGCCCTTGCAGGGCGCGCTCAGGAAGACGATGTTCGGCGTCTCGCCGCCGGCTGCCGCCTGAATGTCGGCGGGCGTGGCCTCGCGCCAGTCCGCTGGCGGCTCCTCGCCATGGAAGTCTCGGTACTGGTCACGGTCGAACAGGTCGAGTGCGGTACCGGGCGCGCCGGACAGGCGCTGGAAGTCGGCGATGGCGCCAGGGTCGACGTCGATTCCGCCGATGCAGCGGAAGCGCGCCTCCATGTTGCCGACGCGCGCGTTCCCGCGATTGAAGCCCTTGGCTCCGCCTCCCAGCCCGCAGAACAGGTGGAAGTGCCGAATCTCGCGCTGCTCAATCATGCCTGCCGCCCTCCAGGTTGGCCTTGATCCACTCCAGTTCGCCGGCATGGCCAGCGTCCTGAAGCACGACGCGCCCCTTGGGGTCGCGGATGATGCGGTGATGGCCGCCGCTCCCGCGACGCGGGATGCGCTCGACCTGGTAGCCGTGCTTGGCCCACAGCCCATTGGGGCTCTCGGGGTGCGGCTGACCGGTCATGACAGCCAGGCCTCGAGCTGCTGGGCGGCGAGGGCGCTGGCTTGGGCGGCCCGGTGCCAGGCCTCGAAAACGGTGTCGATGTCGTGCATGTCGGTCTCCTCGAGCATGAAAAAGGCCACCTCGGTGGGGTGGCCTGTCAGAAGTGGTTGAGCCGCCTGGCGCGTCGTCGCGCGCGGCGCTTGGCGGCGTGCCGGCGCTGTCGTCGTACGCTGCCGTGCGGGGCGCCTCGTGGCGAGGTATCGGGATGCCGGCCCATGTCCGGGCCTTGGTGCCGAGCATGGCGGCGATGCTGGTCAGTAGGTTCATTGGCGCGCCCTCGGGTAGTCGTCGTGTTGCTGACCGTCGAGCAGGCGGCCAGCAGACTTCTTCCCGGCCCAGCCCATCACGGTGCCGTCGTCGAAGATGTGCTTCTCGCCACGGACGCTCACGCCCTCGGCCTGGCCCAACATGGGGATCCACTCACCCCACTGCTTGAACAGGAACGGCACCTCAGCACCGGCGCATTGATCGCGAATGACCCGAGCCCAATCCGGGTGCATCGGGCGCGCTTTCTTGCCGGACTCGCCGCCGACCACTACCCAATCCAGCCGCTCAAGCATGTTCACGTGGATGGCGGGGTTTTTGAAAGGAATCCACATCCCCGCGAAGCACACCGGCCCCAGTAGCGGCTCCATGCTCAGCCATCGGACGGCGGCCGGCGTCTCGAGCAGCAGCGGTATCCGCTCCTCAGCCGTGGCTTGGTCCTCAACGCTTACGCCGAGCCAGACGTTATCGAGAGGCCAGCTTCGCCAGTGTCTCTCGCCAAGATGCTGCAGGTGGTGATAGCGGGACTGGCCGTCCATGTGCGGGCTGATGATCGGTGTCGCTATGTCGTACAGCCCGCGCACCATCTCCACGGGAGGCCGTGGCTCATCCAGAGACGCCTTCCCTTGGTCGCGAAGCGCCTGCCGTGCCTCGACGCCACCCCGGTACCGGTTAGAGCTCATGTAGCGCTCATTGGCCCCCTTGGCTTGCTGGGCCAGCCAGGCGAAGAACTCCAGCATCCTCTGGGGACGCTTGGTCAGCACCTGGTAGGTGTGGTGGGGCGTGCTGGCCATGACGCCGAACACGGCGGCCACGAACTCGAACGGCACGCTCTCGTGGAACAGGTCGCTCATGCTGTTCACGAATATCTTGCGTGGCTTGGTCCAGCGAATCGGCTGCGTGAGCAGCCCGGGAAGCATCCGAATGGCGCCGTTCCACTGGCCGCCTTTGGCGAGCAGCCCGTCGTAGGCGCCCTTCCCCTCGGGGACGCCGCGACCGCGATCCATGGCGATGATCCGCGCCGCCTGGCTTTCGGCATAACAGTGCCGGCAGCCCTCGGAGACACGAGAACACCCACGAATAGGGTTCCAGGTGGCATCGGTCCACTCAATTTGCGTCTTGTCGCTCATGCCACCAGCCTCCCGCCCGGTACCACGCGAACCCTCGGCTTGGCCCTGGCCTGCATCCAGTCCTTGGTGTACGCGACCGGGTCGGCATGAATGTTCATGATCACCCCTGCCGCCTCAACGTGGTTTGTGATGGGCAAGACGAGGATTTTTCGGCTCCGCCTCCCTGCTTCAGGCAGCTCGCAGCGCAGCTCCACGCCTTCCCGGTCGTCGCGCTCCATTCCTGCCATGGCCGAGAAAGAGTCGCTGAACATGCCGACGTAGTGAGCGTTGAGGCTGAAGCTCGACGCACTGCCAACGTCCGGCGCCGCCTGCTCGGGGAAGACGCTCGCAATGTTCAACGGGTCGCACTTGATCAACCGGGCCTTGCCGGCAGTCAGGCAGGTATCCAGCAGAGACTCGCCAGCGTTTTGAGGCTTCCGATCAAAGATCACAGCCAGGCCTGCGTCGGTGAGGTAGAAGCGGCTGCGCGGATGCGCTACCGACGCCTCGACAAGCTTGGCCTCAGGGGCGAAGACGATGGGGTTGTTGCCGACCATTCGGCCCTGGGGGTCGCGCGCGATGATGGCGACATGGCCATTGGACGCGGCCAGCAGCACACCGCCCTTGGCGGCCGGGATGGCCTGCATTCCGATCAGCTTCTCTTGCACGCCGTCCTGGTCAGCGAAGCGCATGATCGGCTCCAGGAAGCACGCACTGAACTCGACAATGGTTTTCATGCCGCCTCCTTCGTGGCGCTTGGATGCCCGGCGCACGAGCCGTCGGGGTTCTTGTTGTCGCACTTGCCGGCAGCCAAGACAGTCATGCCCATCAGCTGCATCTCTCGCAGCTCGGCGCGTGCTGCCTGCACGCCGTCCGGGTGGGTGACTATCTCGCCGAGCTTCTTGTCGCTGTAGCTCAGCAGGACGTGAAGCGGGATGTGGATGTGGTAGGTAGTCGGGCCGTCGTGGCTGAGCTTGCTCATGCCGCCTCCTGGTCGCTATCAAGCTTGGCTGCCTTGCCGCAGAAGGGGCAGAAGTTGGCGGTGATGAAGGTGTCGACCTTCTGCCGCTTGAAGCCATCGCCGTTTTTCTTCGGTACCCAGGTCTCGCCCTGGTAGCTGATCATGAACGGCGACATCAGTCGGTTGCCGGCCATGGCGAAGCCGTAGCCCTTGAGCTTGGCATCGAAGTCTTTGAAGCCTTCGGGCAGCTTCGCCTTGACGTGCTCGGCCATCTTCTCGGCGACCTTCGTTTGGCAATCGCACTGCATGCGAACCTCCAGAATCAGGAAGCCCCGCGGCATGGCGGGGCAGGGTGGTTGAGCCCCGCGGGAGCGGGGAACGGTCAGGCCGCCTTGGCTTGATCGGCGTCGAGCGGGACGATCCGGCTCAGGTCGTCCTCCATGCTGCCGTCGGCGGGGCGGAAGCGGCCCAGCTCTTTCCAGGTGAACTTGCCGGCCTCGATAGGGTTGCTGGTGTACCCGCTGGCACCGGCGCGGTGGTAGGCGCCATGACCCTTGTGCCAAATCATGTAGAGCGGCTCGTCGGCCGGAAACAGGATACCTTTCAGGGTTTCGGCTCGCCGGAAGTCCATCGCCTTGATGGCCTTCGCCAGCTCCTGCTCGAGACGTCTGCGCCGCCGGCCGTCGTTGCGCTTGCGGCGCAGGTCCCCCGGGGAGTCGAGATAGATGGCGCCGCTGTGAAGGTTGAGCACCCCGTACTTGCCGGTGACCACCCACCACATGTTGTTGAGGTTGTAGTAGGCGGTGCCGACCACCATCCGGTCGTCGTAGCCGATCGCGTAGACGCGCGCGCCATGGGTGATGGTGCCACCGTCGGCGGACCTGGCATTGCACGCCATGCCGATGCGGGCATGGCCCAGCTCCGCGACGTAGTGGCCGCTGGAGCGATTGGCTTGCTCGACCCATTCCAGGGCGGTGAGCGCGCCCGGCCCGCGTTCAGCATGACGCCCATCGCGCATCTTGTCGTTGAACTCGTACCCGGTGAAGACGTTGCACAGGTAGGCGCGCAGCCGGCGGCGAGTGCGCTCCATTTCCAGCCACAACAGGTAGGGCATGCGCTTCTCTTTGTCGAAGTCATAGCGGCCGCCGTTGGGATTCTCGACGTTGGCCACGTTCTGCCACATTTCGAGCTTGATGCACCTGCCGGTGACTTCGAGCCGACCCTGTAGGTCGCCTTTTTGGCAGTAGCGGTAGCCTTCGGCGAAGCTGCGACTGTACTGCTCGATCATGTCGGCGGGCACCTCGGTCTTCCAGCCCAGGCGCCGCAGCTGCTGAGCCATTCGCAGAAAGACGTCTTTCTTGAACTGGCGCTCCCACTCCCGCCACTGCAATGCGTCGCGGCGCTCTGGGTCTTCCCAGACATTCAGGCTGGCATCGCCGAAGCTCACGGTGCCGTTTCGATCAATCGTTGGCATGTTGCCTCCTCATGGCCCTAGCCCCCGGCGATATTCGGGAAGCGGGCGAACGGGATCTCGTCGTTGAAGTCGTCGAAGCCGCCACCGCCTTGCGGGGCCTGGCTGGGCGGTGGCGCGCCGTAACCGGGCGGCTGGCTCTGTGGCGGCCGGCGCTGCTCGCCATAGCCTTGCGGTGAGCTGTAGCCGCGGTCATGTCCGCCGGACTGCTGGCCCTGCTCGCCGCGGGAGTCGAGCATCTGCACGTCGTTGGCGACGATTTCCGTGCTGTAGCGGTCCTGGCCGTCCTGCCCCTGCCACTTGCGGGTCTGAAGCCGCCCCTCGATGTAGACCTTGGAGCCCTTGCGCAGGTACTGCTGGGCGATCTCGGCCAACTTGTTGAACAGCACGACGCTATGCCACTCGGTGCGCTCCTGGCGCTGCCCGCTCTGGCGGTCGGTCCAGCTGTCGGTGGTGGTCAGCCTCAGATTGGCAACCGGGTTGCCGGACGGCATGTAGCGCGTCTCCGGATCCTGCCCCAGGTGGCCGATGAGGATGACCTTGTTCACTCCGCGTGCCATGGCGGTTCCTTGTAGGCGGGCGGCCGCGTGGGCCGCCCTGGTGAGTTACTGCGCGCTGGTCTTCAGTTCGGCCAGGCGCGCCTTGTAGGCCTCGTTGACCACCCCGTGGTCGGACTCCGGCACGTGGCGAGCCAGGTCGATGGCCTCGGCCATCTCGTCCCGGGTGGTGGCCTTCTTGATCTGCTCGCAGACGTAGGCGCAGGTGATCTCACCGCCGGGGCCGGCGCCCTCCGACGAGGGGGCGTCCGCCTTGGTCTCGGCCGTGGTCTCGTAGACCTCTTGCGCCTGGCGGCGCTGCTGGGACTTCTGGCGGCGCTGGGCCAGCTTGTCGCCGACCCGGCTGGCGGTACCGGCACGCTGCTGCTGGCCGCCGTTGGCGGGTGCCTGCTGGACAGGCTGTCCGGCCTCGGGGGTGATGTCACGCTCCTCCTCGGCCATGCGGATGCCCTTCAGCTCGGGGGTGAAGGTGTCGCGCAGCGCGAAGCCGCGGGCGCGCATTTGCAGCATCCGCTTCGGGTACTGCTGCCAGGGGCCTTGCTTGCCCAGCAGCCCGGCGTCCTTGGCGTCGGCCATGCTGAAGGTGTAGTGGGCGACGTTGCCGTTCGGCCGGCGACGCACGGTGCAGTGCGCGACCATCTGGGCGCCTTCGCCCTCGATCCACTCGGCGAAGTCGGCCTCCGACCAGGCCGGCGCCGCGCGGCAGATGGCCAGCATCATGTCGCCCCAGATGGTGGGCCGACCGTTGATCACCGCGATGTTCTGGATGGCCTGAAGCGGGCTGGTGATGCCGAGCTCGACGCCGGTCTGCCAGGCGATCATCACGTTGCCGGGCTTGCCCTTGTAGTCCTTCGGCGCCAGGTCGCTCTGGGCGATCATGTCGGACATGCGCCACACGTCGTCGAAGGTGCGCGGCGTCATGGCCTGCATGAACTGGTTGCGCACCTCGTTGGTGGCCAGCTCGACGCCGCTGGCGGTACCGGTTTCCGTCGGGGCGTGGAACTCAGGCTCTTGCAGGTTCTGCTGCTGGACGGCCTCGGCGGTCTGGGTGTCGGTGGTCATGATTCGCTCCTTTTGACGTAGCCACGGATGAGGGCTTCGCGCTCGAACTCCTCATCGGGCGTGCGCATGGCGTAGAGAGGGGTGCCGAGACGGCGGTGGGTGAGCTGGGCCACATGGCCCAGCATCTCGTCCCAGGCGAGACGGTCGACGCGGCGGTCGCCTTCGATCACGTCGAAGTGCCCGTCGCTGTACTGCTGGATGATGAAGGTCCGCGCAAGCTCGCGGGGCGACAGGCGAGGCGGCTCGGCGGGTGCCGGCCGCCGCTTGGGGATGACGGTGATCTCGCCCATGTCAGGCCGCCTTCTCGTCTTGGGCGGCGCTCTCCTCTAGCTGCTCGAGCTCCGCCTTGTTGAGCTTGGCGACGCGGCAGTCGATGTAGCTGGTGGGCGCCACCTCGTAGCCGGCCCGCTTCACTTCCTTGCGGCGGTAGCAGGTGCCGTCGGGGAAGGCGGCCACGGCGGCGCTGCCCATTGCCTTCAGGATTCGCGCGCGGGCCGTCTTCGCCGTGGTCTCCAGGGCCTTGATTTCGGACTTGGCGTCCTCCTCGACCTTCTTCCAGTGCTCGAGCTCGGCCATTGCCACCACGCGGCCGTCGGTACCCGGATAGAGGCGCTTGAGCAGGTCGAGCGCCTTCGGGTGCTCGACATCGATGTCCGGCAGCTCGCCGCGCTGAATGGCGGCCCACAGGTCGCCTTCCAGGGCGATCAGGTCATCGATCAGCTCGTCGTCGCGCAGGATCGGGTACCAGCGGGTCTCCCAGCCGGCGATGGTCACCACCAGGAAGCCCCACTCGTAGCCGGTGACGGCCAGCTGCTGCTGCACCTGAATGAAGTAGTCTTCCGGCACCTCGCCACTGGTGCACAGCCCGCCGGTGGTGTGCACGTTGTCCGGCTTGCCCCAGCCCTGCGCGAACTCGACGTTCTTGAGCTCAGCCACGCCGGGGCCCTTCACGGTCTGGCCCATGACCAGCTCGAGCCAGGCGGCCTGTGCGTCGGTGACGCCGACGATGCGGCGGTCGATGTTGGCCAGCATGAACGGGTGCTCGGGGTGGGCCAGCATGAAGTTGTAGTTCTGCACGTTGAGCCCGGTGAACTCGGCGAAGCGGGCGGCGGTCACCGGCTCCATGACGTGGCCCATGGCCATCTTCATCTTGCGGCGGTAGTTGGCGTCGGCGTCGTCGCTGACCAGGCCCAGCTTGCGCTCGGCGATCTCGAACGGCGTGCGGTGCTCGCTGGCCCCGACGGCTGCTGCGGCCTCGCTGGCCCCGATACCGAGCCCGCGCAGCGACAGCCAGACGTCTTCCGGCATGCCGAGCGTGGCGACGCGATGGGTTTCGATCAGCTGCTGACGGGCGTCTTCGATGGTGATGGTGTTGGCGGTCATGACGATTACTCCGTGATGGACAAGTAGCGGATGCGGCCGGCCTGAATGGACTCGATGACGGCGTCCGCCTGCGTGGAATACAGGCCGGCATTGCCGATCAGATCGGCACGGATGGCGGCCAGGCGGCTGTCGGTACCGACGTCGGCGACGACGGTTCGGTCACCGCCTGGCTGCGCGGGGTCGAGGCCGACCTGGTGGCGCGTGCCGGCCTCGGCGGCCGCTGCCAGTCGGCGGGTGTCGATGGGGCGGCGAGGCTCGGCCACCGGCTCGGTAATATCGGGCTGCTCGGGCTCAGTGCCGGCGGGGGCGGGGATATCCACCGCCTCAGCCTTGGCCGCTTCCTGCTCGGCCTGCTTGCGCTTCATCTCGGCAAGCTCTTCCTGTGCCTTGGCGGCCTCGATCATGCTGGCCAGTTGCTGCATGGCCTGTTGCTTGGCGGCCAGCGCCTCCTGCGCGAACTCGGCGAAGCGGTCTTCACCGATAGGCTGCATGCGCAGGTCGTGGGCGGCGGCTCCGAGCTCGGCCGCCGACTTGCCGATCAGGTCGGCTGGCGTGCGGCGGATAGCCTCGATATCGCCGCGGATCTTGTCGACGCGCTCACGCTCGCGCCGCTCGGCCTCTTCCTTCTCGCGCTGCTTGCGCTGCTCCTCGGCCTTGATCTGTTCGTCGATGGGCTCCTCGAGCTTGCGCAGCTCGGCGGTGATGATCTTGGCCTCGTCGTCGATGTCGCGGCAGCGCTGAAGGGCGGGCGCCTTGATCTCCTTGCGCTTGTTCTCCAGCGAGGTGCGGTAGCCGCGAACGGTTTTTCGGGCCTCCTTGGCGTCCTTCATGCCCTTGGTGGTCCGGACGTCGTAGACGACGCCGTCGTACTGCTGCCTGAGCTTGGCCAGGGCGGCCGCCGTCGGCTTGTACTCGGCGACCTGCAGGCGCTGCTCGTCGACAACCTGCTCCGGGCTTTCAGCGGTAGCTGTCATGGGGTAATCTCCGTGGTGATTCGTTCGTGCGGATCAGTCTGTAGCCCCTGGCCAGTTCGCCCTGGTCAGGGGTTTTTAGTCTTCAAGCTCTGCAAGGCGCGCCCGGTGCTCGGTGACATCCTTGTTGCGGCTTGTACGCCACTTGATCTGCAATTCCAGCAGCCGACGTTCGCCGGCCAGAGTGGTTTTGAAGTAGTCTCCCGAGTCGTCCGCAGCCACCTTCTCGATCAGTCGGTTTCCAAGCAGATGGCGAACGATATTGGATAGGTCTGTATCACTTGCCTCTCGGTCTGAAACGTGCAGGCCTTGCGCCTGATTGGCGAAATACAAGACTTTTTCTTCGTTGTAGAGCTTTCCCATTGATCCCTCCTTTATGCCCAGGCGCGGGCATCCAAGCTGTCGATGTAGGCATCGATGCGCGCCTCGTCCCGGCTCTCGCGCAGGCTGGCTTCGTATTGCTCCAGGATGGCGAGGTCGTCATCGTCGCTGACCTTGGCCAGCAACCAGCCCGCCTTGTAGCCGCGGCGGTCGTAGACCTCGTACTCGATTTCCGGCCCGCTGGGCGGCTCGAAGAAGCTGCCCGGGTCGGCCGGGGTGTAGCCGGTGACTTCCACCTGACAGGGGATGCCGGCGATGCGCGCTTTCAGCATGTCAGCGCTCCTTGATCCAGATGGCGGCGGCGATGATCAGCCCGGCCAGCACGATGGATTGCGACACGGTCAGCGTCTCGGCCCAGCCGATCATGGCGTTGCGACCTCCTGGCGCTGCCGATGCCAGCGGACGACCGCCTGCAGGCTGCCGCGGGCATCACAGGCGGCGGTCAGGCTGGCGACGCGGGTTGCGTCTTCCCCGGCGGCGAGCAGACGGGAGAGCCCGCCGGCGAGCTCGGGGCCCAGGTTGGGGTCGTGAACGGCTGCGCGCAGCGCGTCCAGCAGCTCGATGTCATCGATATCCATGGCGGGACTCCTATCGAGTCAGGAAGACGAGCACGACGGCGGTGAGGATCAGCGCCATGGCGATGCTCAGCCCATGGGTGGCGATCGGCTCGACCATCACGCTCTCCAGAGTTGGAGAAGCGGAGCCTTGATGCCCTGGCGTCGGGCGATGTAGTCGGCGTAACGCCTCGCGTTGTCGGCCTGCTGGGCGGTGAGCGGGCCGTCCTCTCGCTTGCGGCGTGCCGGGGCGATAACCGGGCAATCCGGCCCTCGAATGATCGGGACGGCCCCGATGCCCAACCGAAGGCGGGCAACGTCAGCGGTGCGATTCATGGGCGATACCTCTCGTACAGCCAGGCCCCGGTACCGGCGATGGCGAACATGCCGGCGATCAGGGCAGCGGATCCGATGGCCCCAGCCAGAGCCGGGTCGATGTGATGCGCCAGGGCGCTGGCAATCGCAGCTGCAGGGTTCATTGCCAGACCTCCCTCAGCTCGCGTTTCAGCTTCATGTCGCGCAGCTTCTGGTCGATGAGTCGGCGGCAGGCGTAGCGGGAGGCGCCGCGCTGGTCGTTCTGAATGCGTCGCTCGTGCTTCGTGGCTGGTGTCATGCCAGGCTCCAGATGTCCGTAAAAAAGCCCGACGGGAAGCCGGGCAATGTGCAGGGAACTGAAGGGTGATGCCGCTGGCATCGAGAAGCACCCTGACGCCGCAACGGCGGGAGGGTCGGAGACCTACGGCGCCAAGGCGCTTCTCGATGGCCCCGATATGCTCAGGGCCAGCTGACACGACTGGGCATCGCTCTCTGCCCGGGCTGCCTGCCCGACGCCATGGCCCTCAATTGCCTGGCGCCCACTTGGTTGGCCGTGCCACCCACGCCTGCTGTTGCACTTAGAGCCTCTACTGGAGGCGGCGTGAGCCCCGTTGTCGCCCCACGGGGAGGGGATCGCAGATTGTGAAAGAGCGGTGATCCAGTGGGCTGCGTGCCGTGCTGTTGAAATGAAGGTTATGCATCAGTGCATATCCTGTCAATGCATTCGTGCAGATAATTTTGCACGTGTGCATATTCTTTCGCCATGTCAGTAGTTTGCAGGCAACAAAAAAACCCGCCGGGCGGCGGGTGGTGGTGGGGTTCTGCGGTTTTCTTGGGGCTGGCTAGGCGATCCGGTGGTGCAGTTTGCGGCGGAGGTCGGCCACGTTGTCCAAGCTGTGAACCATGTCGTTCGCGGCATTCATCAGTCGAGCGCCGTCAGCCTTGGGTAGGCTGAAGAAGTCAGAGCAGACTACGAAGGAGTCGAAATCGTGATTCTGCTGGATTAGGTGCTGCATAACGATAGTGGAAATTCTTGCCCTGTCCGGAGTGTTAACGCCAAACAAGTAGAGAGGGCGCCCGATTTTTTTGATAGAAAAATCAACGGGATATAGTTCCGCATCCTCAATGCCGGGAACAATGTAGTCCTCTGCCACCTCAGCCTGGCCGATAATCTCGTGGAGGATGCTTCGAAGGTCATCTCGGAATGTTGATTCAACCCTGGGGCGAGACCATAAGCCTAGGTCTTCGATTCTGGAGGCGCACTGACCAAGGGAAAATAGCCCTCTGAGCAAGCCGTCTGCTGGCACCTCAACGAAGAGCTCGCCATCATTCTCGTTTACACCAGACTCGCCAATGATCTGCTGGAACAGTCGCCCCCTGGGACCTGACAAGATCGAATTCAGATCGCTCTCATAGCTGAGCCGCATGAAAGTGGTTCCCATGTCAGAGATACGCCAACCGCCATCGCCTCGGGATAGATAGACCGTGTGGTGATCGCCGTCCCTAGCTACCAGGGGAAGGGAGACGCGGACGGAGTCCTTGCGCGCAGTAACTCGCACGTCCTCGCAGAACGCGGAGCAAAGCTGCTTTCTCAAGGAATCTACGTCAATCGTCATCGTTAGTGTTGCCTCCCCACATATCGTCATGCACTTCAGAGAGTGGCCCTGCTTGGCCGGGGAATTCTATGGAGCAGTCGCTGCACAATGCAAGGAGCGCCCCATGCAGGCTCTCGTAGCGCTCGGTACTTTCAGCATAGTGCTCCGCTTTGCGGCCTGCAGCCATATAGCGCTGTGTGGCTTTGTGGATGTGGCACTGATTGATGATTGTTCCCTTACCATCGAGCGGGTTCTCATGCTCATGGTCGCTGCCGTTGTAACGACAAAGGGTTACGTCCTTGTCTTTGCCTTCTGGGTGGCAGTACTTAAGTCCGCATGAAAAGGCTTCTTCGATACGGAGATTCTGGCGAAGATACACGATAAACTCTTTGCCACACAAAGACTTGGCCTTATAGCTTTTTTGCTTGGAGCCTTTCTGCTCCCTCCATTGTGCACGAGGGTTGGTCACGACCTTCTTTACGTTGAGCAGCGAGGCAATCTCTTCGTCAGTCAGAGTAAAATGGTCCATGTCACCCTCATGAGATGCCCCTGTGCATTTTCTTCATCGTGAGTTTCTCGGCACTTAGCGCAATCGCATGTCAGCGACCACCACGCCTACCACGCGGCAGTTGCCGTTGATCTTGATGTAGGGCTCGTGCCAGGCCGGGTTCAGCGCCTTGAGCATGCGGCCATGCCCCGGCTCCTCGATCAGCCGCTTGAACGTCGCTTCGCCAGTTTCGGTCATGACCGCCACCACGTCCTTGCCGTTCTCTGGCGCGCGCTCCGGGTCGACATAGATCAGCGTGCCCGGCAGGTACTCAGGCGCCATGGACTCGCCGACCACCCTGAGCACGAAGGTCTGCTCCGAAGCGCCGGCGGGGCGGGGGTGCCAGGTGATGGCTTCTGGGTCCCGCTCGACGTGGCAGACCTCGGTCCAGGCGCCGGCCTGTACCCAGCTGATTTCTGGGCACAGTCCAATGGCTTGAGGGGCAGGGGCTACGTCTTTTGACTTAGGCAGGTCGTGAGTCCGAAGGGAGAACAGGTCAGCGAGCTCAACAGGCTGCCGGCCACGGAGCTGGTCTGTGGTCACGCCAAAATATTCAGCGAGCTTCTGCACCTGCCTGTCCGTTGGGCTCTCGATTTTCCCTTGCAGGATTCTGGACAGCGTCGATTGGGCCACACCGCTTTCGCGAGCAACCTCAGTCGGCCTTTTTCCCGACGCCTCGATCAGCCGTGCCAAGACGTCTTTTGTTCTCTCTTTTTGCATGGATGCAATGATTGCCCGGCCAGATGCATAGGGCAAATGCATTTCACGTTGACAATTATGCATTGATGCATATCCTGTGTCATAGAAACGTCTTCCGAGGTTAAGGCCATGCATGGCACAGAACTCGCAGAAAAGCTGGAGGCACTCCTTGCTTCCGGCGTCACGTACAAGGCGATCGCTGAGCGTGCTGGATGTGACGCCTCGACGATCTATCGCATCAGGTCTGGGGCTATCACCAATCCGTTGTACTCCACCGGCAGGGCTATCGATGAGATGCATGCCGAGTTGAAGCCTCGCGCCGCCTGACATCCACCCTATCCAGAGGAGGGAGCCCCTGCCATGTCCGAAACCCGACACCCCAGCCGTGACGCTCTGCTGCGCGATGCCCTTGGTCGCCTGCGAGAGCAGCGCGGCATCGCCTGCGAGCGCTTCGCCCGCGAACTCAACCGCCAGGTGATGGCGTGCTGCCCGGCCAAGGCGGCCGACCTTCACCTGCCCGATCTGGATGGTTTCACCACGGTAGGGGATGAGTACGACCACGCGGTGATGAGTTGGGCCAAGCGCGTGCAGCGCTGGGCCAGCGGTGCCGTTGAGTTCCCGGCCTGGCTGGAGGAGCCCTGGTGTGCAGCGCTTGAGGTATTCGGTGACGACTTTGCTCGCGTCAGCCTGGCACGCCGCCACGGCTTCATGGGGGTCAAGCGGCCCGAGAGCGGGGATGAGATTTCCTGTGGGTTTGCCGCACTTGGAGAGGTGAGCCGAGAAACCGGGGATGTGATGGCCGTCATGTCGCGAATGCTTCACGACAACAAGCTGAGTCCGGCGGACCTTCCCATGGCCGACGAGGCGCTGGCCGAGATCGATGATGCCATCGTCGCGTTGATGAGCACGCGCTCGCTTATCGAGCGCAAGGTGCTGGGTCGCAACCCCGGCGTTCGCCTGGCGGTGGCCAAGAGCGGAGGGTAGCCCGTGATTATTTCCAGCGTGTCGGAATTGATCGATGTGGTGGGGAATGGCCGTCTGGCGGCGGCTTGTGACGTCCACCACGCCACCCCTTGGCACTGGCGCACCAAGGGCCTTCCTGCCCAACCCAAGCGTCGCGCCCAACATTACCGTCGCGTGCTCGCCGATCTGGCGGGCATCAGCACGTCGACGCTCTCCCGGCTCGAAGCCGGCGAGGAAATCGAGATCGACGATGTACGAAATGCCGGGTAATGCCCGGACACAACAACGCCCCGCGGTGGCAGCCGATCGGGGCGTTGATGCATTGACATATATGGAGCTGATTATGAACGACAAACCAACAAACGTCCAGTTGCTGGCCGTGGCTGGTGTCGACGTCCAGCAGGATGCGGAAGGGCGGTTCTGCCTGAATGACCTGCACCGAGCAGCTGGTGGAGAAAAACGCCAAGCGCCCAACGAGTTCTTCAGGCTCGGCACGACGAAGGAGCTTGTGGGAGAGCTAACCGGAGATTCCCGGTTTGCCCCTATGAACTCCATGCGGGGCGGATCCACCCCCGGGACCTACGTCTGCAAGGAACTGGTCTACGCCTACGCCATGTGGATCAGCCCCGCCTTTCACCTCAAGGTGATCCGCGCCTATGACGCCATGCAGACCCCGGCCGCCGCGGACCCACTTCAGGCGCTCTCCGATCCGGCCACCATGCGCGAGCTGCTGCTGGGCTACACGGAGAAGGTGCTGGCCCTGGAGTCCACCGTTTCCGAGCAGGCACCCAAGGTTCAGGCCTTCCAGCGCATCGCCGAGAGCGATGGTTCGCTGTGCCTGACCGATGCCGCCAAGCACCTGCAGGTGCGTCGCAAGGATCTGCTTGCCTGGCTGCAGGTGCACCGCTGGATCTACCGCCGCGCCGGCAACAAGAACTGGATCGCCTATCAACCGCGCCTGCACCAAGGCGTGCTCGAGCACAAGGTTTCCACCATCCCCCTGGAAGACGGCGGCGAGAAGGTGTGCGAGCAGGTCAAGATCACCCGCAAGGGCCTGGCCAAGCTGGCAGAAACCTTCGAGGGGGCTGCGGCATGAGCAACGTGCTGAAGTTCCCCGAGCGCTTCCATGAGCAGTCGCAGGCGCCCGCAGAAACGCCAAAGGGGCCTCAAGTGGAGGATGGATACACGAGGATTGCCAATCCGATCATGGACGCATTGTGCTGTGCGGATCTTACGTCACGCGAGTTCCGCGTGCTGCACTTCGTGATCCGCACCACCTACGGTTGGAACACCAAGGCATGCCGCATGACAGGAGAGTTTATCGCCAAAAAGGTGAAGCTCGACCCTTCGCGCTGCTCCAAGGTGCTCAACGAGCTCATTCGTCGCCGCGTGCTGATTCGACATGGTGGAAGTCGCTCTCCGGTATCGCTGAACAAGCACGTGGAGGAGTGGGAGCCGCGCGAAGGCGCAAAGCGCCAGGCGCCAACCAAACAATCCGACTCGGCCCAAGATGAGCCAACGCCCCCAAAAGGGGCCGACTCGGCCCAAGATGAGCCGACTCACTCGGCCCAAGATGAGCCTACAAAGAAAGACATGAAAGACATTCCCCCTCTCCCTACGGTCGAGGGGGAAGGCCCCTCCCCGGAAACCGGACAGAAACCGGAAGCCGAGAAACCCAAGCCCAAGGCGAAGCCCAAGGGCGGTACCAAGCCCAAGGCGGCAAAGCTCGACCTGAGCCAACTGCCTGACGGCGTGTCGCTGGAGGCCGTCGAGGGCTTCATCGAGCACCGCAACACGCTGAAGAAACCCCTCACGCAGCGGGCGCTGACGCTCAACGTCAACGAGGCGCTGCGTGCTGCCGAACGAATCCCCGGCATGACTGCCGACCAGGCCCTGGACGAGACCGTGATGGCGGGATGGCAGGGCGTGAAGGCCGATTGGCTGGCACGCCGCCAGGGGGCGACCGAAAACCCCGCCAAGGGCATGAACCCAGCTGAGCGGCTGCACGCTGCCAACCAGCAGGCCATCCGCGAAGCCGTGGAGCGCCGCAATGCCGATGCCGAGTGCAAAGGCGACCTGTTCGACAACGACGGAGGGCACTGGTGATGATCGACCGCGATTTCGAGGCATTCGCCGAGGTGTGGAGCCAGGCACAGGAGATCTACAACCGCAGCGTGACGTCCGGCACCATCGAGCTGGTTTTCCGCGCCCTGCAGGGGCTTGAGCTGGAGGAGGTGCAGCGGGCGCTGACCCTGCACATCCAGAGCCCTGACACCGGCCAGTTCCCGCCTAAGCCCGGCGACGTCATCAAGTACGCGCGTGGCGACAGCCAGAGCCGCACCCTGCAAGCCTGGGCGAAGGTGGAGCGCGCGATCCGCAGCGTGGGGCACTATCGCGACGTGTGCTTCGACGATCCGCTGATCCACGCCGCGATCGAGCGCATGGGCGGCTGGCCCAAGGTGGCCATGGTCGACACCGAGCGGGATATCGTCTGGCTGCGTCAGCGCTTCGAGGCGCAGTACCGCGCCTATGCCATCCACCGCCCCGAGGAGTGGCCGGCCTTCCTGGCTGGTGTGGCGACCCAGCAGAACACGCAGATCGGCCAGCATTCCCGCGGGCGCCTTCCCGGCAAGGATATCGCCGTCATCGGCGACCAGCGTCGCGCCATGCAGGTCGCCGAGCGTGGCCGCGGCGCCCTGGCCAACGGCACGCAGGTCAGCCGAGTGACTGGCGGCCAGCTGGCGGGGCTGATCGAGAACATGCAGACCAAGCAGCGAGGTGCGGCATGACCCAGCTCAATCTCAGCCCCCAAGCCCGCCAGGCACTGCATGCCGTTGTGTTCGCCGAGGAGCGCGAAGCCCGCGTCGAGGCATTGCTGCGCTTCGGCACCGAGGCCGGCGCCCGCGCTCTGCTGGAGATGGTTGCCGATCTGGTGACCCTGGCCGACCAGGTGATCGACAACGGTCGCGAGCATGCCGTCGACCTGCTGATTCAGGAAACCGACATGCACCCGTACTCGGCAGAGAAGCTCAACTACCCGAGCCTGAAAGGCGCGCTGGTGGGGCTCGAAGCCGCCGAAAGGGTACCGGCCCACGCCCGTGATCGTGTCTGCCCGGGTTGCGCCTACCGGCCGGGCAGCGTTGCCAATCAGTGCTTCACTACGCAGACCGACGCCGACTGCGTGTTGGAGAGCGGCGACGCCTTCCTGTGCCATGCCCGCGGCCTCGATGACGTGACCGACGAGCCGACCCGCCCCTGCATCGGCCACGCCTACGCCGCCAGGCAGCACGCCAAAGACTGCATGGAGGACCATCACGGCCCCGAGGGGGCGGCATGAACCGCTCCGCTTCCGCCAATCAGGTCGAGTACGTGATCCAGCACCCGGGGCAGCTGGCCCCGGTCATGAGCCAGGCCATGGCGATGGCCGGTCGCGGCCTCAGAGGCGGTCCGGTGCGCGTGGTCCTGACCCGCATCGAGGAGAAGCGCACCGACAGCCAGAACAAGAAGCTGTGGCCGATGCTCAGCGACCTGTCCACGCAGGTGGTGTGGCACGGCGTCAAGCTGGCCCCGCACGAGTGGAAGGACCTGGCCACGGCGGCACTGAAGCGTCACCGCATGGTGCCCGGCATGGATGGCGGCTTCGTCATGGTCGGGCTCAGCACCAGTCGCATGAGTAAGCGCGTGTTCTGCGACCTGATCGAATGCCTGTACGCCTTCGGTACCGAGCAGGGCGTCCAGTGGAGCGAGCCCGCTCTGGCCCTCTACGAGGAGTACAAGGAGGCCCGCCAGTGATCCCCAAGAGCAAGGCCTGGCGCTCTGAGCGCTATCTGGCATGGGTGCGCAGCCTGCCGTGCTGCATGACCGGCGAGGAGGGCTGTGAGGCTCACCACGTCATCGGCCTGGGGTGGGGCCTGTCCGGATGGGGGCTCAAGGCGCCTGACTCGTTCGTGATGCCGCTGACCCCGTGGGCGCATCGCATGGTCCACCAGCGCGCCGAGTGGCAGCCCTGGCAGGTGGAGTGGCTGCAGCAGACGATTCGCGCCGGCCTGACCGAGTTCGCCAACGACCCCGACATTCGCGAGCAGCTGACCCACGCGCTCGCCTTCATCGCCGCAAGGGAGGGCGCCACGGCATGAACATCATCGGTATCGACCCCGGCAAGTCCGGCGGTATCGCCTCCATCAACGCTGCCGGACAGGCAGCCGGCGACGTGATGCCCATCATCGGCAAGGAGATCGACGGCCACGAGCTGGCCCGGATCCTCACCGCGGCCTCTCCCGGACTGGTGATCATCGAGAAGGTCGGCGCCATGCCCAAGCAGGGCGTGACGTCGACATTCACCTTCGGCGCCGGCTATGGCCGCTTGCTGGGCGTGTGCGAGGCCCTGGGCATTCCGTACCGGCTGGTGACCCCGCAGGCCTGGAAGAAGCGCGTGCTCGCCGGTACCGCCAAGGACAAGGATGCTGCCATTGCGTTCGTGAAGCGCGCCTTCCCCATGGTCGACCTCACGCCGGGCAAGAAGCGGGTGCCCCACGATGGTATCGCCGATGCCGTATGCCTGGCCGAGTACGGCCGTCAGCTCATGGCCAAGGGGGCGGCGTGACGGCAACCAAGCTGGAGTGGCAGCGGGTCAGCAACTATTGCATCCGGGCCGGGCAGTACCGCATCGCCAAGGTGGTGCTCGGCGGAGACGAATGGTTCGAGCTGCATGCCGGCGAAGAGCACCTGGGCATGTGGCGTGGCAATGCGGCTGCCGCGAAACGGGCCGCGCAGAAGCATAACGACGGGTTGAAGGGCTGACGACTGGGGGTTGGCATGGAGCAGGTTGAGGTAGCAGCCAAGGCAGCGATAGGGCGCCGTCGAAACGGTGGGCCAGGCGTGCCCACCCGGCAAGAGCAGGTGATGCTCGCTCGCCAGGTGGGCGACAGGTTGCGGGAAGCCAGGGAGATGCAGGGCTATTCGCAGGTCAAGGCCGCCCAGCTGCTGGGGTACGCCAACTCCGCCAAGCTGGCCAAGATCGAGCTCGGCAACTACAGCTCGCAGATTCCGCTGTGGGTGGTGAAGCGCGCCGCCCTGCTCTATGACGTCTCCGTCGACTACCTGCTGGGTAACACGGAGAGCATGGAGATCGGCGAGAAGCGCAGCCACGCCGCCCGGGATGCCATCATCCTGATGCGTGAGGAGTGGGAGCGCCAACGCTGGCGGGACATGATCGCCACCCGCCAGGTGCAGGAGCGCGTCGAAGCCGTCGAGGAGCTGGTCAACCTGATGTCCAAGCAGGTCGGCGAGGCATGCGAGGCGCTGTCCCGCGTCGAGGAGCTGAACCCGCGCCGCTGGGAGAACGTCAAGGGCGGATCACGCCTGCAGTCCGCCGTCGAGCGTGCCGCCGCCACGGGACGCACTGCCGATTCCAAGCTCAAGCGTCTGCATCGCGACGCGCGTTCCGCTGCCGGCGGTGTGCAGCCCGAACTGGAGCTGGTGTACACCTGATGGCGAAGTTGTCGGAACAGCAGTGGCGCAAGGCGAGGGAAACCTGGGAAGCGGATTCGCGCGACGGCTACGCCTGGCTGATTCGGGAATTGGGGCTCGACGTGTCGGGCCCTGCCGTGCGCAAGCGCGCCCTCAAGGAGGAGTGGATCAAGGGCGGCAGCGAGGCGAAACCCGCCCGGAAACCGAAAACCCAGAAACCCAAGGCGAAAACCGGAAACCGGAAACCTCGGCAGAAACCGGAAACCCCCGTCGAGGAGCTGGAAGAGCTGCCGCCCGAGTTGGCAGATAAGGCGGTACCGCTGGAAGACGCCGAAACCATCCCCTGGGACGAGGCCGGAGAGGAGGAGGGCGGCGCATCTCACAACTTCACCCTAACGCGCGTATGCACACAATCGCTCGAGGAGGACTTCGGCGACAGCCCGCTGCATGAGATCTACGAAACCGATGCCAGCGGCCGCACCAAGTACCGCCGTCAGTACGCACGGCTCGCCTACAAGCATGCCCTGCTGGGTGCCACGCCCGCCCATGTCGCCAGCCTGCTCGAGGTGACGGAGCGCACCGTCTACGACTGGATGGAAGCGCACCCCGAATTTCGCGCCGCCATGGAGCAAGGGCGCGTCGACGCCGACGCCAACGTGGCGCGCTCGCTGTACAAGAAGGCCACCGGCTACACGCATCAGGCGGTCAAGGTGTTCCAGTACCAGGGCGCGCCCGTGGTGGTGCCCTACACCGAGATCGTTCCCCCGGATACCGAGGCGGCGAAGTTCTGGCTCAAGAATCGCCAGCCCGAGCTGTGGAAGGAGAAGGTCGAGATCGAGGAGAAGCCGAGCATTGCCCTGGTGGATCGCGAAGCTCGCCGGGAGCGCATCGAGGCCGCCCTGGCCAAGGCGGCTCAGGTCGAGCGCGAGATGCGCAACCGTGCCGACCGCCTGGGGCTGATCATCGACGGCAGCACGGGCGAGGTCGACGATGGCTAAGAAGCGCACCTTGCTGCACGAGGATCCGCGCTGGGAGGACTTCAGCGACGACTTCGCCGGCGACCTGGTGGGCTTCGCAATCGATGTCGTCGAGCTACCGCCGACGCCCCAGCAGATCACGCTCTACAACAGTGTGGCGCCGTCGCGCTCCATGGTCAGCGTGTCGTCGGGACACGGCACGGGCAAGACGACTGCCCTGGCGACCATCGTGCTGTGGCACATGCTGTGCTACCCGCAGTCGATCACGCTGCTGACCGCCAACGACATGGCCCAGCTGAAGGCCACGCTGTGGAAGGAGATCGGCCTGGCCGTCGAGCGTATCCGGCGCGGGCCCTATGGCTGGCTGGCCGAGCATATCGAGATCCTGGCCAATGGCCAGATGCGCATCATCGGCTTCCCCGACACATGGTTCGTCGAGTCCAAGACCGCCAACGAGAAGACCGCCAACAAGATGGCTGGCCGCCACGGTGAGTGGTTGATGATCATCGGCGACGAGGCGTCGACGCTGCCCGATGCGGTGCTGACCACCCTGCGCGGGGCGCTGACCGAAGAACACAACCGCATGCTGCTGACCTCGCAGCCGACCCGCAACGCCGGTTTCTTCTATCGGACGCACCACGACCTGAGCAAGCTCAACGGCGGCGACTGGACACCGCTGGTGTTCTCCTCGCTGGAGTCGCCGCTGGTCAGCGACCAGGCCTTGAAGGAGCTGTGGGACAGCTACGACGACGACGAGCGTCGCGTGCGCCTGCTGGGCCAGTTCCCGCAGGAGTCGGGCAAGCACATGATGAACCTGCCCGCGGCCGAGGCCATGTATCGCCGGGGGCGGATCATCGGCGACGACGAGCCCTATGGCTGGGTGGTGCTGTCCGACATCGCCAGCGGCGAAGGCCTGCGCGACAAGAGCACCGTTGTGGTCGCCCGCATCATCGGTTACGGGGAGCGCGGCCCCGACGCGCGGCGCGTCGAGATCGTGACCGTGCCGGTGCTGACCAACAACGTGCGCAGCAACCGCTTTGCCGGGCTGGTGGCGGAGAGCGGCGACCCCTACGACGGCGTGACCTACGTGGTGGACTCCGGCGGCCTGGGCATCAACGTCTGCCAGGACCTGGAGGACATGGGCAAGCCCGTCCACCGCGTCAACTGGGGCAATCCATGCTTCCAGAACAAGAACAAGGATCGCTACATGAACCTGCGGGCACAGGCCATGCACCAGGCCGCGCGCGCCGCCAAGGAAGGGCGGTTGTCGATCCTGACCGGCGAGCACCGCAAGACCATGCTGTCGCAGTCGAGCCGTATCCCGAAGACCTTCACCGACAAGGGGCGGATTCGCGTGCCGCCGAAGCACAGCAAGGAGTGGGAGGGCATGCCATCCCCCGACCTGTGGGACGCCGTGTGCTTTGCCTTCCTGGAGGGGTTGATCTACACCGCCAGCCAGGAAGGCGACGGCGACGGGCGCTCGCTGGGCGACTCGCTGGAGAGCGAGGCCGAAGCCTTGTTCGACGACGTGGTGTAACATATCGGCTTCAGGGGATAGAAGGGATCTAATGATGAAAACAGGAGTGATGGCAGCGCTTTTTGCAGGAGTGGTGGCGACCACCGCTTATGCCGAGCCGCTGTTTGAAGTGAACGAAAGGCTGGCGGATATCGAAGCGCGGCAACAGGCAGAGCGCCATGCCGCCCAGTCCACTACCAGACAGAGCGAGGCAATTGCCGAGGAGCGTCAGCGTGCGGCAGACAGAGCAAGGGCTGAACGAGAGCGCCTGAATGCCGAGCACGAGCGCCGGCAGCAGGAAGTTCGCCAGTCGAGAGAGCAGGCCGTGTCCGCCTGGGAGAACGCCCCTCGCCTGAATGACCGTCAGGCCCAGTTCATCAACGATGTCTTCGGAGGTGTCTACTCCCAATCAGACGAGTACGTTGCGGGCATCGGCCGCGTGTCGCAGTCCATGCTCAGGGTGGGGGTCGAAGGTGGTCGGCTCCACATGGCATTCGCCAACCGATCGCTGAATCCCGTCGTTGAATCCATCGATGAGGAGAATCGCTCGTTCAACTTCCGCATCGGCGGGGGAAGGCTGGCCACAATGCAGCGCTCCCCCAATATGGCGGTTCTGACGGGGTATAACGGCACCCAATACCTCTATTTCGTGCGCAGCCTCGCCGGAGAGGATCGTGAGCGGCTTGGAATGCCGCGCCAGGGGGTGGCAGCAGGTAGTGGCGGGCAGCCCCAGGCTGCTCAGGGCGCCCGCTCGGGCTCCGCAATTCTGACCGGCGACCAGGTGCAGCAGATCACTGCCATGATGCTTGATGCCTACCGGGACGGCCGGGCCGAAGAAATGTATCGCACCGAGATGCAGTGCTGGGTAGATGTGCCTGCCGGCGGCGGGCAGCGTGACGTGACCATGGAGGCGTGTGCCGTGGCTAACTTTGCCGCTACGGTTATTGAGGTTGCGAATGCCGACGAGCAAGGTCGCCGCCCGCATGCTGAGTACGATGCTGACGAGGCGATGAGCCGCGTCCTATCCCAGTGGTCTGCGCATGGCATGGAGGAGTCAGCGCTATCTGAGCGCCTGATGCAATCAGTGGATGCCAACATGAACACCATCGTTGCTGCACTGGAAGCGGCAGGAATGTAGGCCAGGACGCCGCGCTCTACCTGCCGAGAGGCTGATGATGACGGCGACATTGAACGAGGTGCGAACGATGCACATCGGAAGCAAGAGCGAGATTGCTGCGACGGTAGGCGCACAAGCCAGGAGTCGGCAGCCCGGCGACATCGAGCGGGCCCTGGCCGCCAGGGTGTTCGGGGCCGTTGACGACGAGGCCGGCCAGCTGCTGACGACCGGCTGCGAGCCCGTCGAGGAGACCGAACCCCTGACCCTGGAGCGCCTCACCGAGATGGTCGACCGCCTGAGGCTTCGCAATCAGTCCGAAAGCCCGTTCCCGCCCAGCCATCCGCTGCACGGCGCCTGGGAGATTACCGAGAGGCGCCGCCGGGACTGGTTGATGGCGGTGGATCCGTCATGCTGAGGCTGGTATCTCAGTGGTTGAGGCGGCGGGTGGCGCAAGACGATGCCCTGGACGAGCGTGACCTGCCCGACGCCGACCTTCGCAATCCGTTCGAGGGCGACTGGCTGGACGCTCACGAGCGCGCCACCGGCGAGCGCGTTCGTCTTTCCGCCCCGGGCCATGTAGGAAAACCCGACCGGGAGCGGTGACACCCCTCCCGCATCATGCCCCCATGGGAGTCAACCGTGAGGGCATCACCATGCAGCAACCTCCGCTGATCAAGTACAACCTGAAGGAGCGTGGCCGCCAGTTCCGTGGCGTGGAGCGCAACTTCGACATTCCGGCCATCGTGGCCAGCGTCAACAGTCCCGCCACGCAGGAGCGCGTGGCCACGCGCGGCATGTTGGGCTACTTCGGCCATTGGCCGCGCGTGCGCTTCGGCATGGAGCCCGCCGAGGGCGGCATGGCCGATGGCAAGGCCCAAGCCGTCGAGCCGGCGGTGGTCACCACCCATCTGCGGGCCTACGACGACGGCACCATCGAGCACCAGACCGAGTTCCTGGACACCGCCACCGGGCAACTGGCGTCGCGCATGTACGCCAATCGCGTCGGCGGCTTCTCGTCTGCCATCGACCCGCGCAAGCCTGAGCTCTACGGCTTCGACTGGGTGAACGACCCGAACTACTCGACCAACCGGGGCTATGACCTGGTGCTGGACAGCGTGACCAGCGGCGAAATGTCCTTCGATGACGTGCTGGCGGCCGAGCACGCCGACCAGATGGACGCCATGAACCGGCTGTTCGAGATGATGGACGCCAGCATGCGCCTGGCCCTGGATTCCGCCGCCCGCTTCGAGCGCGAGAACAGCGAGCTGCTCGATCTGCTGAGCAAGCACGAAGAGGCTGGCAAGGCCGTGCTGACCGACAGCGCGGCCACGCCCCGCGACGTGACCAAGCAGCTGGAGCGCGACCGCCAGTTCTTCATGGACAGCGCGCTGCCGCGCTTCCAGGATCCCGAGGCGAAAGTGGAGAACGACCGCGACTACCTGCGCCTGAAGCGTCGGATGTTCCTCCATGTTTGAGCCGGTCAAGGCCGGGCTCGGCGAGTTCATGCAGGCGTTCTATGCCGAGGTGGTGCCGACCACGCGCCCCCTGGTCGAATTCGTCGAGCGCGGCTTCCCGTACTGCGTAGCCTGGGCGCCGACGCGCATGGTCGACCGGGCCGAGGAGATGCTGGCCGCCTACCAGCGCAACGACACGCGCCAGGGGCCGACACGGCCGCCCGACCTGCCGGTCATCCTGGTGGCCGTGGCCAAGGACTGGGTGCCGGCCGGCCGCGAGTTCACGACGCAGATCGCCGACCCGGTGGACATCACCTTTCCCGACGACCCGAAACAGCGCTACTTCCGCGTCAAGGCAGTGGCCGGCGACGTCAGGGCGCAGGTGGCCATCTTCGCCAGCGACGAGCCGACGGCCAAGAGCCTGGCCGCCCAGCTGCTGCTGTTCCTCGACTCGCCGAGCCGGCGCCGCTTCCTGGCGCGCTACCCGTTCGCCGGCCTCGAGCACGAGTACCCGGCTCAGGTGGAGGCGCCCGACAACCCGGCCTCGAGCATCGACACCGGCAGCCAGAACCTGACCGTGCTGGCCGTCGACCTGACGCTGAAGTGCACGGTACCCATCTTCATGGCGCCCAAGGCCGGCGAGCCCAACGACGGCAAGGGCACGCCCGGTACCGACGACCCGGCGGGCTACCCGCTCACCAACGAGGTCGATGCCGTCGGCCAGGAGCCGAGCCCATGATCGAGCTGCAAGCCAATATCGCCGGCTATGCCGGCCGTCCGGCCACGGTGTTCGCCGCCTATGACGAAGACACCGGCATCCTGGTGGTGGCCGCGTCCGTCGACCTGCGCCCGCGGCGACCTGGCTGCGTGCTGATCGAGACCGAGACCCGGGCCGACCGGGACTCGCTGTTCGCCTACACCGACCTGAGAGAGGCCATCACCGCCTACTACGACCTGAAGGGCAGTGTGGCGTCCGATGGTCGCAGCGCCAGGCTGCGCTTCGCCGAGCGCGCCATGCGGGCCGATCCGGCAGGCGGTATCGAGATGGATGGCGTCGACGTCACGGGGCCGCTCTACCGCATCTCCCCGGACACCGGCAATGCGCAGGTCGGCGCCCTGGCGCTGTGCCGCTACGTCAAGCGCTACTCCGCGGTGGCCGATGTCGTCAACATGGCCGACGACCTGAACAATCTGCTGTCCGGCAGGGTGGTGACCATATGAGCGTCGACCATCACAGCCAGGCCGCGCGCGTCTACTACCGCCTGGTGCGCGACTTCGCCCAGTCGGTGCAGCCCTGGGAGCAGGCCATCTATCACGACGTGGCGCCCGACGAGCGCTGGGACATCACGCTGACCGCGCGCAAGGTCTACGGCGATGCCGGTGAGTTTCTGGCCGTCATGGCCGCCGCCGGGCTGGATTCCGTCGACCAGCCTCTGGAGCAGCAGCGCCTGGTGCTGCCCACCGCTGACCGCCTGCGCGCGTTCAAGCGCCGCGCCGGTTTCGAGTCGCGCGCCGACCACCGCAAGGGCGGCCGCCCGACGTGGAGGACTGACTGATGGCCGGAGACCGGCGAGCCATAGGCCGCTTGAGCGGCAGTGCCGGCGAGGCGCGCGCCCGCGCCCGCCAGGACGCCGACGAGCGCAGAGCGGCGCCCAACATCCTCAACCCCAACGAGGTGCGCGGCGACTACGACGCCGGCCGCCTGCTGATGACCACCCTGGGCGGACAGGTGCGGCCGATCACCGCCGACGACCTGGCCATGTTCCGCCACAACGCCCGCATGGCCGGTCAGCGCTTCAAGGGCGGCATCACGGCACGCCAGGTGGTCGACATGTCGCTGTTCGATGACCGGAAACGCGCCCGCCGCCAGATCACCACCGCGGTACCGACGGCCGGCCGAGGCCTGCGCGGCAGCAACGGCCAGGTGAGCTCCCTGGAGGTGCGCTTCATCACCAACGCGGGGCCGGACAGCGACGTCAGCCGCCACCACGTCACCGTGGAGTTCACCGGCTACCAGACGGCCATCGCGTCCGGCGCGGAGTCGCCCCAGCGGGCCGCCGCCCGCCTGCGCAAAGAGGGCGTGCGCTTCGACTGCGACTGCGGTCGGCACCGCTACTGGTTTCGCTACATCGCCACCATCGGCCGCTACAACGCCGGCCGGCCGGAGACCGGCTATCCCAAGATCCGTAACCCGAAGCTCAACGGCGTGGCCTGCAAGCACGTGCTGCGCGTCATGGCCGAGATCGAGGGCGGCAGCGCCGTGCAGGCCTTCCTGGCCCGCGCCATCGCCAAGGGGCGCCAATCCGAGGATGGCGCCGGCCATATCCGCCAGCGGCAGCAGGAGGCCGAGCGCCTGGCCGAGAAACAGGCTAGGCGCCCCCGGGGAGGGCCATCCAGTACCGGCGACCGCGACTACGACCGTGCACGGCGCGCGCTGCGCCGGCAGAGCCGGGCGACCACCACCAAGCCCAAGCGCACGGCCAGCGGCAGCAAGCGCATGCAGGCCCTGGGTGCGACGCCCGGCGCTAGGGATAAGCTGGTAGAGGCAGCCAGGCAGCTGGGCCTAACGCCAGAACAGGCTGTCGCCATTCTTCAGGGAGGTAAGCGGTAATGCTCAACAACGTGCCGTCCGGCATCAATGCCATGGCCCGCAACGTCATCATCCGGCATCCCAACGCCTACAACTGCGAGGTCTATCGCCGCCAGATCGGCCGCCCCGACCCGGAAGCCGGCGGCGCGCCGACGCTGGGCGGCATGATGGTGCTCAACCCCGAGGACGAGGACGACATCCGCTGGGAGATGGTCGGCCTGGGCTTCGCCTTGCCGGCCGAGCAGTTCCAACCGTCGCAGATGATGGACCGGCGCGACGCCAACAACGGCTATGCCGACGAGCTGCGCTTCCTGATCGAGCCCGAGGAGATGATCGGCGAGCCCGGCGGCTTCGAGGTCAAGAACCGCGACGTCATCTACCTGCGGCTGGGGGAGGGCGAGCAGGCGCCGAAGATCGCCTACGAGATCATCGCCGTCGAGGCCGTGGTCAACGTGCCGCCCTTCGTGCCGCGCTACGTCGTCAACCGCCGCGACGACCTGGACATCCTCGATCCCGACGAGCCGGAAGACGACGAAATCGCCTGATCCTTGCTGCTGTCGACCGTTGCCGGCCACGCGCCGGCTTTTTTGTGCCCGCAAACCCGGAAAATCGCCCGCCGACCCGTCCGGGAGCGGGCTCAGACTCACCCTATCCGGCCACCTGGTCGGCCTTGCACCTACCGTAGAGCAAAGGAGAGAGGGCTATGCCTCACCACTACCACAGCCGCGAGACCGCCGAGGTCGCCGAGTTCATCGATTCCTTCCGCCAGGAGTCGGTCAAGAGCGGCGTCTTCGATTCGGCCGCTGCCGACGACTTCCTGACCACCGCGATCAACCAGAGTGCCGGCGTCAAGGTGCCGCAGAAGCTGCAAGCCGCACTCGACGAGGCCGACGACAAGTCCGCATCCATGCTGTCGCGCGCCATCTTCGACGGCGCCGCCGTCTACGAGCAGGCCCACGGCGCCCCCTGCCCGGCCGACGTCATGCAGCAGGCCATTCACCTGGCCTACGCCACCACCAATGACGCGCGCCGCAAGATGGGCATGACCCTGGACTCCGCGACCAGCGAAGGCCATGACGCGCTGTCGCTCCAGCCCAACCGGGCGGTGGTCGCCATCCTGGCCGCCCTGACCGAGGCGATTCCGTTTGCCCACTACCTGCCGGCGGATATCAACTCCAACGAGGCCAAGCTGGCCATCATGACCCACCAGGCGGGCCGCGACTACGGTCGTTACAGCGCTGGCGGCATCATGGACGGCGCCAATTCCGGCGACACCTACATCTCGTCCAGCCGCGAGCACAAGTGCGAGGTCGAGACCGACGCCGAGGGCGACCCGACCGGCAACATCACCGGCAAGCTGACCGCCATTCAGGACACCGACGAGACCTGCGACCCCGATGCCGCAACGGTCAAGCTGCTGCGCGGCCGCGCCATCGTCTACGTCGACGGCATGATCGTCGCCAAGGAAGTGAGCTCCACCGGTACCGGCACGTCCGCGGTCAGCGGCCAGGTCGACATCGAGGGCACCACGCACCAGATCGGCGGCACCATCAACCCGGATACCGGCGCCATCGCTCTGACCGCCCAGCCGCCGCTGCCGGCCAGTTCCCACGTGCTGGTGGAGTCGTTCATCGACTACGAGCGCGCCCCGGAGCTGACGCCGGAGATCATCACCGCCGTCGACACCTTCCAACTGTTCGCCAAGCCGTGGCGGGTGACCACCCACCAGACCATCGACAGCCGTACCCAGATGGCCAACGAGCTGGGTCTGGACCCGTACAGCGAGGGCGTGCTCGGCATCCAGTCGCAGTTCGCCAACGAGCGCCACTACGAGGTGCTGCGCAAGGCGCGTCGACTGGCTGGCCGCAACCAGGAGACCTTCGACTTCGCGTGGGCCTCGCAGGGTGACTACAAGTCCCGGGCCGACGTGTGGCGCGACTTCAACGCCGTCGTGGGCGCCGTCAGCCAGCGCATGGCGCTGTCCACCATGAACCACGGCGTCACCCACCTCTACGTGGGCGAGAACGTCGCCGCCCAGATGCAGGGCCTGCCCGCCGATATCTGGGAGCCGTCCGGCGTCGTCGAGCGTCCCGGCATCTTCCGCCTGGGCCGCCTGTTCGGCCGCTACGACGTCTACTACAGCCCCAAGGTGGTGCTCGAGACCGCCAACAGCGCCGAGGTGCTGTGCGTGGGGCGTGCCACCGACGTGACCCGCAACCCGTTCGTGCTGGGCGATGCCGTGCCGCCGACCGTGATTCCGCTGGCCACCAACGCCGACCTGAAGTCGGGCGCCGGCTTCTACGCGCGCAACTTCACCAGCGTGAACCCGCACCAGCCCAGCTCCACCGGCTGCGCGCTGATCAACGTCACCAACCTGTTCTAAGGAGTAGCACATGACTCGACTGGTCATCGGGCGCCCCGCCGTAGGCGGGATGGGCGCCAACCAGAAGGCCAAGGAGGCGTTCAGCGGGGCCGAGTTCCCGCTGACCGTGAACGTCGCCAACAAGATGACGATCACGCTCAGCCTGCCCGAGGCCGGTATCAAGCTGCGCCCGCTGGCCAGCGGCGTGGCTACGTTCCGCGACTACGACCGCCTGCAGCGTGCGGTATCCAGCCTGGAGCAGATCGCCAGGCTCAACAACGCCGCCCAACTGGTCATCCTGGAAGCGGCCGAACCGTCAGCCGAGGAAGCCAAGGCCGCCGCCGAGCCTGCGCCTGAGGGTGATGCCGGCGAAACCGGCGACACCAGCGGCAGCGGCGACGGCGATAGCGCTGGCGGTGACGGCACCGAGCAGACGCCCGAGGGCGGGGTAGAAGTGGCGGTCACCATCGTGCAGGACGACGAGCAGGCGTTTGTCGTCGAGCTGGACGGCGTGCGCTTCGAGCCGCTGCGCAACCAGGTGCGCGAGGACGGCACGCTGACCGCCGGGGGTCTCAAGGCCTTCGAGGAAGCCAAGGCCGCCGCCGGGGCTGACGACTAAAAGGGGGCATCAGCCATGACCGTGTCATTCGTACGACAGCTCGGCGCCGAGTCGGGGGTTCAGCTGAACCCCCTGGTCGACGGCTCCGAGATTCCGACGACCGGCAATGAGGACCAGCTGTTCGCCATTGCCATGCGCGCCTCCCGCGGGCGCATCGACCGCGCTTTCAAGGTCAATCGCAGCAACGTCCGCCAGCGCCTGGGGCATGGCGAGCCGATGCGTGACAACGAGCTCAACGAGGCCTATGTCCACGTCCGTGAGGCGCTGGACAACGGCGCCTACGAGGCCGTGGTGGCGCGCCTGCACTCCGACGCCGCCGTGCTGAGCTGGATCGTGGTCCGGGAGGAAGTGGCCGGCGATCCCGAGGAGCCGACCGGGGGCTTCGTCTTCGAGGTGTCGGAGACCGAGCCCGAATCCGCCTTCCTGTTCGCCGTGAAGCACCTGGAGTGTTTCAACGACGGCGTGATGGTCGAGTTCCGGGCCGACGAGAAGCGCGAGGGCGGGGTCAACGTCGCCAACGACGTCATCACCCTGCGCCTGCTCGAGCCCAACGGCGACAAGCTCATCGAGATCACGGGCTCACTGGATCGCGACGCCAAGGACGACAGCGGCAACTCCTACTACCTGCCGAACGTCATCGAAAGCCGTACCGACCGCCTCGAGGTCCTGACCGGCGCCACGACCGTCATCGAGCCGGACTCCGACGCCTACGGCTATGACGAGATCTTCCGCGAGAAGTGGGCGACCTCCGAGGTGCTGGAGTACTTCGACGAGGGCGGTACCGCCTACGCCGTCGACGACTACGTGCGTGCCCGTGACCAGCTCTACGGCACTCAGCACGGCTATGCCTACATCGCGTCCGGCGGCAGCGAGGCGCCGGCACTGATCGCCGAGCTGGCCCGGCTGGGCTTCGACACCAACCGTCAGCTGCGCGTCGACGTTCCCGGGCATCTCGACGTCGAGGGCGCCATTGCCTTCGTCGAGCAGATGAACCTGGGCAGCATGGCCGAGGCGCACCTGCTGCACGTCTTCTGGGCGCCGCTCAAGAGCAATGACCCGACCGGCATCAACGGCAAGCGCCACTTCGGTACCGCCACGCTCAACATCGCGCTGGCGTGCGGCCGCAACGCGCGTGTCAACGCCAAGGGCTTCGCGCCGAAGAACTACCCGATTGCCGGCCGTGAGTGGCCGGTTCGCCGCCAGGGCATCGTGCAGACCTACACGCCCAACAACCAGGAGCTCAACGCCCTGGCCCGGGCGAAGATCAACCCGGTGGTCTTCGAGAACTACTCCGGGGGCGGTCGCTACGTGTTCCGCGACTCGCTGACCAGCGCGCAGGTGGATTCCAGCCTGAAGAAGCTGATCGCGGTCGCCGACATGTCGACCTCCGTCGACGATGCCGTCACGCGCGCCGGCAAGGACTTCCTGCAGCTGCCGATGAACGTCTCCATCAAGCGCATGCGGGACTTCCTGACCACTCTGTTCGAGGGCGCGGAAGCCTCCGGATGGCTGGTACCGTCCGACGACCCGGCCATGGGCGGCGCGGCCTGGCGCTTCGAGGTCCAGCCCAACGAGCAGCGGCCGTATGAACTCATGGATGTCCGCTACTGGCTGCGCTACGACGGCACCAACCGCCAGACCCACGTGACCCAGACGCTGAGCCGCTAAGGAGAGACCATGTCTGATCTGCAAAACATGCTGCGTGGCGTGATGTACCCGCGCCACAAGCAGCCCGACCCCAAGCCCGCCGCCGAGGAGTCTCGGCGGTACCTGCTGCTCGACGATGCCGGCGAACCGATGCTCGACAGTGCCGGCGAGCACGAGCACATGAGCCTGCGCATGGACGCCGTGGCCGTCATCCAGCAGTGGATCGAGGAAGACGACCTCGACGACGGCGAGAGCAGCGCCGACCGCCTGCTGGCAATGATGGTCGGCATCGCCGACGGCAACCAGGACGGCGAGCTCGACGAGGACGAGCACGAGGTCGTCGACGTCGCCCGTGAGGCGGCCTGGGACTACCTGTCGGCCCTGGGTATCGAAGACGAGGATATCGGCCTGCTGCTCGACGACTGGGACGACGAGGCCGCCGAGCGGATCCGCGACGCCGTGGCGGCCGCGCTGCCCGACGGCGACGACGAGGCCGATACCGCCATCGACAACTTCACCTTCGACGACGCCGACCAGGAGGCGGTCTTCGACGCCACCTACCGCAAGCGCACCGTCGTTCGCGGGGGCAAGAAGAAGCGCGTCAACAAGCGCGTGTCCGGCAAGGTGCGGCTGTCCGGCAAGCAGAAGCTGGCCATTCGCAAGGCGCGTAACAAGGCACACAGTCCGCGCGCCAAGGCGCGTCGCCTGAAGTCGATGCGCGTGCGCCGCAAGATGGGGATGTAACCCTTTTCGAGGGGTGTTGCTTGGCGGCCGGTGGCCGCCTTTTTTTCTGACGGGAGTCTGACATGGTGCTGCCATTTGATGGGCTGGGGCCGCTGTGGGACGGCATCAATCCCCACCTGATCGCCACCATCTACGAGGTCGACCACGTCGGCGAGCAGCTGGACGATAGCCCGTTGGTGCGCTGCCTGTTCGTCGACGACGCCAACCTCGAGGCCACGCTCAACTGGCAATCGCCGTTCGACGGTGCCGGTCCCGAGGCCAGGGCGCCGACACTGGCCGCCATGTTGCAGAGCGGCGCCATCCAGCCCATCGCCGAGCGACTGGGCGACGACGTCGGCGGCGCCACCCGAGAGGTGAGCGAGACCGCGCGCGGGCGCACGGGCATCACCAAGCTCAACAGCACGCAGGTGTTCAGCGGCATGCCGCCCGTCCGCCTTCAGGCGACGATCATGCTGCGTGCCTGGCGGGACCCGGGCGCCGAGGTCGAGGCGCCGCTCGACCAGCTGATGCGCTGGGTGCTGCCTCAGTTCCTGGCCCCGGAGGGCACGCTGCTGACCGCGGCGCTCGACTGGTACCAGCGCGGCGAGCGCGACGTCAACGGCTTCATCGAGGCCGCCATGCCGTCGGCGGCGCCGTCGCTGCTGGCCGTGCGCTACAAGGGCCGCACCTACGCCCCGATGGTGGTCGAGAACATCGGCGTGCCGCTCAACTCCCCATCTGACCGCTTTGGTCGCTTCGTCCAGATCCAGATACCGGTGACGTTCAGCACGCTGACCGCGCTGGACCGCCACGACTGGGACGCCATGAAAGGAGTGCCGTGATGATTCACTTCCCGACCCTGCGCACCCGACGCCTGACGGTGCGCCTCAAAGAGCTGGCGATGATCGACGCCATCGCCCTGGCGGCCATTCCGCCACACCTCAACGAAGAAGCGACGACCGTCTTCCTGCGCGCGGCCGTCGACGATGCCCAAGGCGTTTCCGATCCCGACCAGTGGACGGTGCAGGAGCGCACGATGGCTGTCTGCCACTACATGGCGTCGACCCTGGACGATGGCCCCGACTTCAGCCTGGCCGGTGGCAAGGCGCGTTTCTCCGACTACCTGACGGGCGAGCGTGACTACGGCGCCGACAGCGTAGACGTCGGCGAGATCGAGGGCGACCACTGGACGGCACGCCACCTGACCGGCGCCCTGGCCGGTGCCGTCGAGCGCTTGACCGGCGAACTGCCGGGCGTCGACGGCCTGGCGCACTGGCGAATCGGCCGCATGGCGGCGCAGCTCGTGCCCAATGGCAACGCGGTACCGGCCGAGGGTGATATCGACGCCGCTCTGCTGGAGCGCATGCGTGTCATCACTCGCTACCCCGAGAGTGTGTTCGCCCGCCTGTCGGCCGGCTTCGACGCCGCCTGCCAGGAGCTGGACCACCTGTTTCTGATCGATGCCGACGAGCACGGCCTGATGGCCCTGCCAAGGGAGGATAGCGCGGCTGGCAAGCCGCCGGCGCGATTTCCAGTTGGCGCCTGCCTCACAGACCTCGCGCGACAGTTGGGTGGAAAACCAGCGGCTGCTCGCCCATAGCCTGGCCCTATATTCGGCGACATCACTTCCCGACGCGCTGCGCATGACCGGCAGCGAGGCCGAGGCCTTCTTCGAGGGCAAGGCCTACGCCGATTGGCGCAAGGGGAAGGAGCAGGAACTGAAGCTGCAGGCTGCCGTCAGCGACCGCTTGAACGGTGTGATCAGGGCCTGCGGCGCAATCGTAAAGACGGTGGCATCACTGGGGCGTCGTTGACGGGCGTCGTGAGGTGTCCGGCCATGCGCGACAGGAGGGCGATGTGGCAGAACCAACTACCAGCGCAGCGGCGGCAACGGCGACGGCGACCGGTATCGGCCTGGCGGCCCTGCTGCCCTGGATCGACGCCAATGCCCTGATGGGGGCGGCGCTCGGCGCCGGCCTCGTGGCCTACAGCAAGTCCGACCTGCGAGCCTGGCAGCGCCTGGGCGCGCTGCTGTTCTCCGCCCTGTGCGGCTATCTCATGACACCCGAGATCGTGGCGCAAACCCCGGTGACCCACGACGGAGCGGGCGGGTTCATCGGCGCCATCGTCGTCGTCCCGCTGTCGCTGAAGCTCATCCAGCACGTCGAGAGGTTCGACCTGGCGACGTGGCTCGACCGCCGGAAAGGCAAGTGAGGCTCGGCAATGGCTGATACCGGGGTACTTCAAAGCATCGCGCCGGCACTGGCGGCCTTCAGCTACTTCATCGCCGCCATGCGCCTGGCCACCTTCCGCCGCGGCGCGCGCCGCTACAAGCCGTGCGTGTCGCTACTGGCCAGCGTGCTGATTGGCACCCTGCTGTGCGCCGGCCTCGAAGTCGTGTTTCTCAAGCCTGAGGTGAGCCTGTTCCAGACCGTGCTCGCCGCCCTGTTTTGTGTCCTGACGCTGCGTGCTCGGGGCAATGTCGCCAGCCTGATGAGGATGTCCTATGACGGCACTTCTGAGACGAGGTAGCCGCGGCGAGGCCGTGCGCGCCCTGCAACAAGAGCTCAACCGCCAAGCCGGCGCTGGACTGGTCGATGACGGCGTGTTCGGTCCCGTCACCGAGCGGGCGGTCAAGGCCTTCCAGCGCAGCCGGGGGCTGACGCCTGACGGGCTGGTCGGCCCCGCTACCCGCGGGGCGCTGGGCACTGCCCCGAAACGGCCGGCCCCCGGGCAGGGCGAGGCCAATCTGTGCGCCTTCCTGGACATGATCGCCTTCGCCGAGGGTACGGACCGTTACGGCGAGCAGGACGGCTATGACGTGCTGGTCGGCGGCGAGCTGTTTACCGACTTCAGCGACCACCCCAACAAGCGGGTCTGGCTGCCGGCCTATGGCATCCATTCCACGGCGGCCGGCCGGTACCAGATCCTGCACCGTTACTGGAAGCACTACCAGGCGCAGCTCGGCCTGCCCGACTTCGGCCCGGCATCACAGGACCTCTACGCGGTTCAGCAGATCCGGGAGCGGCGCGCCTATGACGACGTGCTGGCCGGGCGTATCAGCGACGCCATCCGCAAGTGCGCCAACATCTGGGCGTCCTTCCCGGGCGCGGGCTACGGCCAGCGCGAAGTCGCCGAACGCGAGCTGATCGCCTTCTACCGCCGGAAGGGTGGGCGGCTCGAGCACGAGACAGGGGAGATGACGGCATGAGGTTGACCGACGACGCCCGCAACTGGCACCGCCTGTGGTCGGTGCGGCTGGGCATTCTTGCCGCCGTGTTCGGCGGTGTCGAGGCCTCGCTGCCACTCTGGGAGGTCGCCTTGCCGCAGGGGGTGTTCGCCGTCCTGGCAGCCGTCTCCGGTACCGGCGTGGGCATCGTGCGCGTGATCAAGCAGAACCTGCCGCCTCACGGCGACGAGGCGGACCAATGAGCCGGCTCCGGCAAATAGTGGTCGCCGCCCTGGGGCTGTTGGCTACCGCGCTGTCGATCGCGCTCGCCGTCGTCGCCAGGCAGCGCGACAACGCCCGTCAGCGAGCCGATGACGAGGGCCGGCGGGCCGATACCGCCGAGGAGCGTATCGAACAGCGGCACAAGGCCGACACGGCCAGCGCCAAAGGCAAGGAAGAGGGGGAGCGTGATGTCGAGAAAGCCCGTGCTGACGCGCGTAGCGGTCGCCGCGACCATTTTGCTGATGGCTGGATGCGCGACGACTAGGACCGTCTTCGTTCAGGAGCCGTTGCCTGTGCCCGAGCGGCCGGCGCTGCCCGTCGTGACGGCCGCTGAGTTCGCCTGTCATCCCGAGGTGGATGCCGTGCTGCGTGAGCTCGAGCTGCCGCCCTATGACGGCTGTCTGGCGGCAGGTGCCTATGAGGCGCTGGCCACGCGTGACGCCATGCTGCAAGCCCATATCCGGCGCCTGGAGGCGGTACTGCGCACGACCCACTGAGCCAGGGCGCCGAGACCGAGCGGAAAACCCGGGGGCTGCGCGCTCCCGGGCAGCGATAGTCTGGGCGCTCAAGGCCATGGAACGCCATGGCTCGTGCTGACTTGATCCCAACCATCGAGGCTACGCCATGACCGTATCCAACGCCAACTACCTCAAGGGCTTCTACGACCAGACCAAGGCCATGGGGCAGAAGGTGGTCAACTCCGACTTCACCTTCGAGATCGAGGGCTTCGAGCAGAACTACCTGCTGGCCCGCCAGTGCCCGTGGCCCGTCGTCGCGCCGCAAGGCGAGATCGAGGTGCCGTCACCGCTGGGCGCCGCCCTGTGGGAGCCGCAACAGATCCGCGTCAACCACCAGGGGCAGGTGACCCTGATGGAAGTGACGGCCGGCAGCATCGATCAGATGCTCGTCGACATCATCACCAACGGCGGCACGTTCAACGCCAAGATCTACGAGGGCACGCCCGAGCGCTACCTGCGCTACAAGCGCATCACCGACGCCTTCATCCAGATCGACGACCCGGATCGCGACTGGGAGAACCGCAGCCAGATCCTGGCCTTCAGCGGCACCATGTTCTTCCACTACTTTGGCGAGATCGTGGAAGGCAACAGCACGGATTACCGCTGATGGCAAAGCTGGCCGACCTGGTGACCCGCTTCGTCGAGCTCGAGCGCGGGGCTGCCAACATCCTTCCCCCGGAATCCGTCACGGCGCAAGCCGTGGCGGCGGTGTCGTTCTATGCCGGCTTCGCGGCGCTGACCCACCTGGCAGAGGGCGCCGACATCGACGAGAACGTCGACATCACGGTGTCGGAGTGGGCCGAGATACGCCCGCTGTTCATCCTCTACGTCGAGCGTGAGAACGCGCTGCAAATGGAGGCGACCGGCATCCTGAGCGCTGGCGGCGGCTTTGGTCGCTCGAGCTCCGAGGTCGGCAGCGAGATCACGCAGCTCGAGGCCGACCTGCCGCGGCGCGTCTTCTTCCATCCCGTCGTCACGGTGTAGACCGCCATGGAGCTGTACTTCGGCGAGAACGGCGACCAGCGCATTCGCGGCGACTTCATTCGTCGCGCGGTGCTGCGTTCCGACCTGGTGCCGATACCGCTCACCCTGGAGGCCGAGATCCGCGCCGGCACGGAGACCGCCGAGCACTTCGAGGTCGGGCGCTCGATCACCACCTATGACGGCGACGAGCTGGAGATCATCAAGTCCGAGTTCATCCAGCAGGCGCGCATGCAGGCCGACGACCTGGCGGGCTACGTGCGCCTCATCGCCATCCTGAAACCGGTGGTCGAGGTCGCGTTCGTCAAGCCGCGGGCCGTCATCAAGCGCGGCGCCACGCTGACCGAGGTCTACCGCGCGTGCGGGGCCACGCTGCGCGGCATCGAGGGCGACTTCGCGGTACCGCGCTTCGCCTGCCTGGCGGGAGAGGCGCATACCTACCACATTGCCCGGGCTCTACAGGAGGCGGGCGGTGTCGTGCGTTGGCGGCATGGTCGCCTGGCCTTCATTCCACTGCCGGCGCTGTTCGATCAGGAGCCGGTCGACACCATCGTCAACACCGCCTCGGATGACGTCGAATCCGGCTTCCTGGAGCGGCACGACATTCCGTGGTTCTACAGCGTGGATGCCGACGGCCAGTTCGTCTACGGCAACCGCGGCAAGCCGCGCGCGGCCCGTTTTCAGCCCGGGGTCAACGAGGTCACGCTGCGCCACATGACGGGCTGTCTGGTGCTGACCAAGAACACGCGCCTCAAGTACACGCAGAAGATCGCGGCCGGCGACCTGATCGAGGTCGTGGGCGGCGAGCCGCTGGTGGCAATGACGGTGGCCACCCTGTTCGCGCCCGGCGCGGACGGCGACGCCCCCGAACAGTTCACCCGCGTTTGGCTGGGGAGATTGGAACCATGAGCGGAAGCGGCCTGCTGGCCGGCAAGTGGCCGGCCGTGGTCGACAGCTACGAGGCCGACACGCGCACGTGCGTGGTCAGCATCCCGGGCATCACCGACGGCGCCGAGACCGGCCTGGTGGCGGAGATCGAGTACCCGGTCGGCGACAAGTCGCGCCACGAGACCATGACCGAAATCGAGATCCTGCCCGGCGACCTGGTGTGGGTGGAGTTCATTCAGGGCGACCCGCGCTTTCCGCTGATCACCGGTTGGCGCAACCCGACGACCGGCAACTCCGCCGGCTGGCGGCGCTGGCACCATGCCAACATGCAGCTGCTGACCGACAGCGAGATGCGCCTGCACTCCGGCGGACTGGTGCACGTCAGCGCCGGAGACAGCATCACCCTGCAGGTCGGCGGCTCGACCATCACGCTGACGCCGGACGACATCACCCAGCTGTCCAGCATGATCAACCTCAACTGACAAGGAGCCCGCCATGGCTGCCAATCTTCTGTTTTCCTTCGACGACCTGAGCCGCAAGGACAAGGCGGTGCGCGACGTCGAGAAGTACTTCCGGCGTGCCGGCGCCAACCCGGTGAGCGTCGACGTCGATTCGCGGGTCAAGCGCACCAGCGGCGTCAGCTACCGCGAGATCGGGCTGACGTTCAGCGACAGCCAGGTGGTCAAGCTGCGCGTGAAGCGGCCGGGCGACATCTTTCAGGTGCTGCTCAACCGCAAGGTGGTGCCGATGGCCAACCAGGACGATCACGTCAAGGCCATCGGCGAGATCGTGCAGGCCATGGACCGCGGGCGGACCGCCTTCCAGAAGCGCCTGTCCCGGGCCAGGGTCGAGCTGCCCAAGCGCATGAAGACCGCGGCGCCGCGGATGGAGAAGCGCCTGGAAGCCAAGCGCGACGCCCTGCGTGAAGCCGTCGACGACGCTCGCCAGCAGCTGGCCGAGCTGCGCCCCGTGTCCTGATGGCGGCAACCGAAACCTGGACGCCGCCGCCCGACCTGCTGTTCAGCCTGCCGGAGACCGCCGGCCCGGTGGCGTTCACGATCAGCGTGGAGGTCGAGGGCGTCGACCCCGTGACCGGCGAGCCGGCTGTCGTCGAGGTCGTCGGCTACCGGGGCTCGATCACGCCAGAGCAGGCGCTGCTGGCCATCGAGGGCGATGCCGACGGCCTGACCGTTTCGGCCGACAGCCTGGCCGGGCTGTTCCCGATCGAGCACATCGACTATCGCCAGGACGGGCAGGTGGTGCGCGTGCCGTCCTGGGAGCAGTTGCCGGCCGAGGCTGAGGAGCTGATCGAGTACCGCCCCAGCCGAGCGCAGACGCGCGCCTACCGACTCGATGTCGTCGCCGACCTGGCCGACGGCAGCGAGGCCTACATGTCGTACCTGATCGAAGTGCATCAGGACTGGAGTGCCGGCCGTGACCGGCTGAGGAGCGAGATCGATGCCCGCCGTAACTCGACAGGGTGATGGCTGCACCGGCCACGGTGCGTTTCCGCCGCGCAACAGCACCGAGGGCAGCCCCAACGTGATGATCAACGGCCAGCCCGCCCACCGCCAGGGCGATGCTTGGGAGTCGCACTGCAATCCGGACGGCGTCTGTCACGACGGCGTGCTGTCCGCAGGCTCGGGCAGCGTCAACGTCAACGGCCGCCCGCTGGGGCGTATCGGCGACCCCGTGGATTGCGGCTCGGCAGTGGCGGCCGGATCGCCCGACGTCATGGCCGGCGGCTGACCACCAGGCTGCACGGCCAGGAAAAGCCGAGGCCGGCAGCCTGTCTCTCTCCCATAGCATGGCCCCATCTGCGCGCCCGTCGCGGCGCCCCGATCCACCCATTACAGGGGCCTACTATGTCTTCACCACCTGTTCTCTGGAACGACAGCGCGATGCCGGTCGGCATGACGCTGGCTCAGCTGCTGTACCGCATTCGCCGTGCCGATGCCGACGACGGCCTGGTGTTCGACAGCGTGACGCTCGACGACATCCTGGAAGATGCCGACGAGGTCTATGCGCTGGACGCCCTGGTGGCCACGCAGTCCACGCTGGGGCGCAAGGTGCGCGGCTTGGAGCGCGTGATGAACACGGCGACCGGCGAGCTCGACGTCGTGGCCTCGCAGGTCTCCAACCCGTTCCGGCGTCAGGGCGTGATCAACGTCGCCGCCGTCTTCGAGCTCAGCGACGGCCAGACGGTCACCATCATGTTCCACAACCCGGACGCGGGCAGCGCCAAGGCGCTGAAGCCGACCGATGACCTGATCAGCTGGAAGTGGCTGCTCAACAAGAAGGACATCACCATCGTCGTCGCTCCCGAGCGCGGTACCGACCTGCCGATTCGCCAGGTGGCGCGCCGCATCATGAAGCTGGCGGCCAAGAACTCCGACGCCTTCGCGCGCATGAACAAGCGACGCGCCGAGCGCCTCGAGCATATCGAGGGACTCAAGCTCGAGATCGGCGACCTGGAGACCGAGCTCGACCAGCTGACGAAAGAGATCGAGATCGCTCGCATCGAGGCCGAGGACGCCGCCCTGAATGCGCCGCCGGCACCGCCGACGCCCGCCGACGGGCTGCGCATGCTCGACGAGATTCGCCCCTTCCTGTCGCGCAGCCAGTACCGGGCCATGGCCACCGCCATTCGCAACGGCGAGGAGGCCGACGCCTACATCGACCGCGCGCAGGTGCTGGCCCGGGTCATCGACGGCATGGCCACCAGCTACGAGCAGGACGGCAAGGGCATGGATGCCACCGCCTACCTGCACTACTTCCGCGATGCCGGCGACTGGTACATCACCGAGAAGGATGCCAAGGGCGACGGTACCGAGCAGGCCTACGGCTACTCCGACAGCGGGCTTGGCTACATCAGCATCGACGAGCTGACCGATGCCGGCGTCGAGCTCGACTTGCACTTCGAGCCCAAGAGGGTGAGTCAGGCCGTCGGCGAGCAGCAGCCCCGGCAGGCCGCTGACGATGAGCCGCAGGCCGAGGAAGAGCCGGCGAGCCTGCCAGCCGAGCCTACCGGCAAGGAGACGCCCACCGGCGTCAACGCCGACGGCGAGCTCGAGCCCGAGGGTGCCGAGAACGTGGTCAAGACCGCCAAGGGCAGCGAGGTACAGACCGGCTTCACAGTGGTCGAAGCCGACGAGCTGATTGCCTCGCACGATATCAGCGGCAACCCCAACCCCGACTTTCCCGCCGAGCTCCAGCCGCGCGACCGCGGCCGCGATGCGTCCATTGCCTGGGTGCAGAAGACGGCCCGGCAATTGGATCCGGACAGCCTGGGGCGCACCCGCCGGGCCGATACCGGGGCGCCCATCGTCGGCCCCGATCGCGTCGTGGAGTCCGGCAACGGGCGCACGATGGCCATTCAGGAGGCGTACCGCGCCGGCACCGCTGAGGAGTACCGCCAGTGGCTGATCGAGGAGGCGCATCACTACAACCTGGACGCCGGCCGCGTGCGCGCCATGCGCAAGCCCGTGCTCGTTCGCGTGCGCACGTCACAGCTCGACCGCCGGGAGTTCGCCGTCGAGGCCAATCAGGACGACAAGCTGAGCATGACCGGCACCGAGAAGGCGCGGGCCGATGCCGACCGGCTGGATGACGGCTTGATCGCCAAGCTCGCCGACGACGGCAACCTGCTGTCGGCCGCCAATCGGGAGTTCATCAACGGCTTCCTGCAGTCGCTGGGCGACACCGAGGCCGCCCAGTACATGACCGGCGACGGCAACCCCACGGGCGCGCTGATCGCCCGCGTGCAGGCCGCCATCTTCGCCAAGGCCTACAACGACGACCGTCTGCTGGAGATGACGGCCGACGCCAGCAAGCCCGAGGTCGCCAACGTCATCAACGCCCTCAACGTGGCGGCGCCGGAGTTCATTCGCGCGCAGGCCGCCGACCAGGCCGGTACCGATGCGCTGACCAATCAGCTAGTGGACAGCGTCGAGGCCTCGCTCAACGAGCAGGCGGTACAGGCCATCATCGACGCCACCAACCTGGTACGCCGCGCCAAGGCCGAGGGGGCCAGCGTGGAGGAGGTCGTCAACCAACTGGGCCTGTTCGGCGACATTCCGCCGGCCACGGCCGCCATGGCGCTGTTCATCAGCCAGAACAACCGCAGCACCAAGCGGCTGGGCCTGGCCTTCCGGGCCATGGCCGAGTTCGTGCGCAAAGAGGCCGAGCGCGGCCAGACCGTGGACATGTTTGGCGAAGGCCAGCAGGCCAGCCTCGAGGAGATCATCGCCGCCGCCAACCGGGAGTTGGAGAAGGAGTACGGCGAGGGCAGCTACGCCATCGAGTCGCTGGACCTGTTCAGCGCGCCGGCAGCCGATCCTGAGCCCGAGCCCGAGCCCGAGCCCGAGCCCGAGCCCGCCCCGACCGAGGAGCCTGGTGAGGCAGTGCCGTCGGCACAAGGCGGTATTCGTCTGTATCACGGCACCGCCAAGGGGAATGCGTTCAGCCGATTCGACGCGAGCCGCGCAGGTAGCGGCGTCGGCAAGAACCGCGCCGACCAGGGCGACCAGATATACCTGACGGCGAGCCGCCAGGCGGCAGAGTGGTTTGCCGAGAAAGCCGAGATAGCGAGGCAGCTCGAGAATGGCGGAAATCCCGGCGCCAACGAGGACAACTCGGGCACGGTGCTTGCCTTCACGCTCGATGCCAGCGCCCAAGTGCTGCGCAAGCTCAGCATGCCGCGGGGGGATCAGTCGCAGGAAGTGATCCAGCAAGCCCGTGACGCAGGATTTGATGCCATCGCCTTTCCCGATCAGGGGTTCGGGACCGTCGAGGGCGACCCAAGAGTGGGCGAGATGTATTCCGACGGCGCCCCGCCGACTACCTACATCATTCTCAATGAAGCCAAGCTGACCGCCGATGGAGCGGTCGGCGAGGCGCCTAGCGAAAACGACATCGAGCAGGCGCGCCAGGCCACCGATATCGAGCCGACCGAGGAGGAGAAGGAGGGCGGCGACTACGCCAAGGGTGAGGTCGACATGCACGGCCTGACGCTCGCCATCGAGAACCCCAAGGGAACGGTGCGCTCCGGCACCACGCAGGAAGGCGAGGAGTGGTCGATCTCGCTGCCCCATGACTACGGCTACATCAAGGGCACCAAGGGTGCCGACGGCGACGAGGTCGACGTCTTTATTGGTCCCGATCTGGACAGCGAGCGCGTCTTCGTCGTCAACCAGGTGGGCAAGGACGGCGAGTTGGACGAGCACAAGGTCATGCTGGGCTTCGCCACCCGCGAGGCCGCCGAGCAGGGCTACCTGGCCAGCTATCGAGCCGGCTGGGATGGGCTGGGCAGCATGCAGGAGATGAGCGTCGACGGGCTCAAGGCCTGGCTGCCGAGCGCGGCAGCCGGCGAGCCGGCCAGCGGCACCGAGGAAGAGCCGGAGCAGGACCCAGCGCCCGCAGCGCAGGCAGACGTCGACCCTCTCGAGGCCGGCCGAGCCGTCGTCGAGCGCGACGAGTTCAAGGCGCTGACCCGCGACTTCACCCGCTCCCTGGCCACGATCAAGGGCATCGATGCCGGCACCATGCCCGGCATGGAGCGCTCGCTGTTCGTCAACTCCATCGCCGGCAAGGTCAAGACGCGGGCCAAGCGCGACCCGCTGCTGGGCGCCGTGCTGCTGGCCTGGTTGGCCGAGCAGCAGAAGGACTGGGACAAGCCGGCCATCACGTCCCGCAATGCCGTTTGGCAGGCGGCCGAAGACTGGGAGCGGTACCGCCCACTGTTCGACCGTGACGCCGCGCCCAGCGCCCCAGAAGCGCCCACCGACCCGCCCGCGCCCGCCGACAACGAGGAGGACCCGATGCGCCGTCAAGACCGGCAGTTCCTGCAATCCGTCATCGACGGCACGGTACCCGACATCCTGTCTCCCGAGCTGGCCGACCAGATCCTCGCCATCATGGAGCGCCAGGCCGGTGACGAGGAGATGGAGGCCATGATCGAGCAAGCCGGCAATGCCTACGAGCGCGCCATGCTGGCCGCCACCGACACCCTGTAAGGAGACACTGAGGAATGAAGCGGATTTTTGACGACGCATCGGCCGGTGGCGGCGCGCAGGCGATGATGACCCGGCTCAAGCTGGTGTCGGAGCTGGGTAGGGTGCGCAAGGAGCTGATCACTCTCCCGCAGGGCATCGGCGCCATGGCTGACCGGCTGCGCCTGGTGAAGCGGGCCAACGAGGTTCGCGCCGAGCTGAAGGCGGCCACCCTGGCCGCCGACCCGGCAAAGGCGATGCAGGCCGAGCGCGAGCCGCCGGAGCCGGTAGGCGAGCCGCGCCGCCAGACCGCCGGCCTGTACAGCCACGACGAGAAGCGCACCCGGGGGCAGCGTCAGAAGGCCAACGATGCCGCTGTCGAGCTGCTCGCCAGGGTGCAGTCCGGCGAGTTGCCCCGGGACGAGATCACCGACGAGCATCGCGCCGTGCTGGCCGGCTACTCCGGCAACGGCGGGGCGCTGGTCGGCGCCGATGGCAAGAAGGGGTCGGCCTACGAGTACTACACCCCGCCACCAGTGGCAGAGGGCATCTGGCGCGCCCTGGCGGAGATGGGTTTTGCCGGTGGCAAGATTCTCGACCCGGCCGGCGGTACCGGCATCTTCGGCGCCTCGGCGCCACGCAATGCTGCCGTGGACGCCGTGGAGATCGACGAGACGTCCGGTGCCGTCAATGAGCTGGTCAATGGCGGTCCCGGCTATCACGTGTCGGTGGCGCCCTTCGAGCAGGTGGCGGCCGCCACGCCCGACGAGGCCTATGACGCGGTGGTCACCAACGTGCCGTTCGGTACCGTCGCCGACCGGGGCGGCAACCAGAACCTGGACCCCAAGTACCAGAAGGAGACGCTGGAGGCCTACTTCATCCTGCGCTCACTCGACAAGCTGAAGTCCGGCGGGCTGGCCGCTTTCGTCGTGCCGCCGCGCTGCGTCTCCGGGCGCGGTGGCGCCGAGGTCAAGCTACGCCAGCGGGCCAGCCTGAAGGCCGAATTCCTAGGCGCCTATCGGCTGCCCAACAGCGTGTTCGGCGCCGCCGACGCGGACACGATCACCGACGTCATCTTCTTCCGCAAGTACGGCCGCGATGCCGCGGAGAAGATCGAGGAGCTGCACGAGCAGGCGCCCGAAACCCTGGCCGAGGCCAAGGTCATGTGGAGCGAGTTCGTCGAGGGGCGCTACTTCAAGGGTGAGGGCAAGCGCTTCGTGCTCGGCGAGTTCGTGCCCAAGGATCCCGAGAAGTTCCGCGACGTCGACCGCGTGAAGAATCCGGCCAGCATTCCCGAGGTCGCCAGGCTGATCCGCCGGCTGCCTGGTAGTCGCGTGGACTGGGCGCTGCTGGAAGCGGCCGAGACGCAGCCCATCGTCTACCGTGAGGGCGATACCCTCACTCAGGCCGGGCAGACCCTGCAGATGCAGGACGGCGAGTGGGTGCCGCTGGCGTCCGCTGACAGCGATATGCGAGGCGTCGAGCTGCTGGGGCGGTTCAAGGACGCCTACACCGCCTTCGATGCCGGCATGGGCTACGTCGATGCCGTCACGCTGCGCCAGTACATGCGCGATACCTCGCAGTCGCTGGACATGCCCGCCTGGCTGGCGTCGGCGCTGGCCGCGCTGGACAAGCTGGCCGACGACGAGGCGCGGGCGCGTGCCTGGGCGCCCGGCCTGGTGGGACTGGCCGTGTCGCAGGTGCTGGACGAGAACGGCCGCGGCAGCGGTACCGACTTCCTGACCGGCTACGCCAAGCTGTCGGCCGCCATGCGCGAACAGGCGGCCGCCGCCCGGCGCGTCAAGGGCGTGGACGGCGAGCTGCGCCGCGGGCTCGGCGAGCTGGTCACCCACTACCAGCGCAAGGCCGGATTCAGCGCGCTGTGGCGTGGCGACGTTCAGCAGGCGCCGACCATGCAGGTCAGCGCCGCCCACGGCTTCGAGGGCCTTCTGTACGAGAACCAATCGAGCTGGACCACCCTGGAGCAGGCGCGCAGCGTGCTGGGCGACGACTTCAGCCCGTTCGACAGCGACGACTGGTGCGTGTCCGCCGACGGCAGCCAGGTGTGCCGGGCCGACGACTACTTCGTGGGCAGCTACGCCGACTTCGTCAAGCGGATCGACGCCGAGATGGCGGCCGCGCCTGGCGAGCAGCTGCGCGCCAAGCTCATGCGACAGAAGGCGGTGGCCGCCGAGCGCATCGACCGCGTCGACGTGTCGCGCATCAGCTTCAACCTGTTCAGCCCCTACGTCACCCTGGAAGAGAAGGCCGAGTTCCTGCGCCGCTTCGTCCACCCCAGCGCCGTGGTGGCCATCGATGAGGCCAGCGGCGAGCCGCGCATCGAGTTCGATATTCCCGGCAGCAAGCTGACCGACCGAGAGAAGCTGATTCGGCGAATCGGCGCCTACCTGCGCAACGGCACCATCACCCTGGGCGGTACCAAGCTGGACATGGGCGATGCGGCAGGCATCCGCGAGCTGCGCGCCATGGTCAACAAGGCCAACGAGCAGTTCAACGGCTGGGCGCGAGGGAATGCGGTCGTCGTGTCGCGCCTGGAGGGGCAGGCCAACGACCCGGCCAGGCTGCGTTTCCGTCAGCCCGAGGACGAGAGCCCGCTGGCCATTCCGGGCATGAATCCCGAGCTCGAGCTGCACGGCTATCAGAACGCCTACGTGCGCTCCCGGGCCCGCGATTTCTCCGGCATCAACGGCTTCGACGTCGGGCTCGGCAAGACCTTCACCGCCCTGGCGGTCGCCCAGTACGTGCAGGCCATCGGCGCCAAGCAGAAGACCCTGTTCGTGGTGCCCAACTCGGTGCTCTCCAACTGGCACAAGGAGGCCGTCAAGGCCTACGCGAGCATCGACGACTGCCTGTTCGTAGGCCTGCGCGACGGCGAGGTGTCGTCTGCCGCCTACGACGAAGATCTCAACCGGGTGCTGGAGAACCGCCACCGCAAGATCTTCATGACCATGGAGGCCTTCGAGCGCATCCGCCTGCGTGATGACACGATCACCGGCTACGAGTCCTACATGCGGTCCGCCGACCAGTCCTTCGCCGAGAGCGAGGATCGCAAGGCCGACGAGCGCGCCAAGGGCAAGGCGGCCACCATCGTCGACGTGCTGGGCAAGAAAGAGGGCGCCGCCCCCTTCCTGGAAGACATGGGCGTTGACTCGCTGGTCGTCGACGAAGCCCACGTGTTCAAGAACTCGGCGACCACCGTGGACTTCAAGGGCGGCAAGTACCTGTCGCTGTCACCGGCATCCAAGCGCGGCCTCGACGCGCAGGCCAAGGCCTGGGCGATTCGTGGTGGCGACGGCGCCCGCGGCGATGGCGTCATGCTGCTGAGCGCGACGCCCATCACCAACAGCCCGCTGGAAATCTACTCCATGATGGCCCTGGCCGTGGGTCATGACCGGGTCAACGACCTGTTCGTCGGCACCTCGGGCGCCGACGGCTTCATGAACGCCGTGTGCCAGATCGAGAACGAGGATGATGAATCGATCGACGGCGAGAGCCGCGCCATCAACGTCTTCAAGGGTCTCAACAACGTCGACATGCTGCGCGGCGCGCTGCGCCAGGTGGCCACGATCAAGAGCGCCGATGACGTCGGCAGCCAGATCAAGGTGCCGGACGCGCCGGAGCGCGCCACGCCCATCCAGTTGCCGGAGTCGACCGTCGTGCAGCTGGAGGAGTACAAGCAGGCCTATCGCTATGCCGCCGACGCCATGTCGGAGCGTGGCGAGAACCGCGGCGACCCGGCCGCCTTCGAGCGCATCGCCGGCAAGTTCGGCGAGCCGATGGAGCTCGTCGGCCATCCGTTCAACCTGATCAACAAGATGACGATGCTCATCGCCGACCCCGATCTCGACGCCCGGGTGTCGCGCTACCTGATCAACGAGGGCGAGGAAGAGCAGGCGCGGGCACTGGTGGAGCAGTGGAACGCCAAGCCGCCGACCGAGCAGCGCACGCGCCCGGGGCCGAATGCCAGCGCCGACGAGGCGGTCAGCGTGAAGACCATCCGCGACGCCAACCGTGAGGTGGTCGGCCGCCAGTACAAGATTCCGGTCAAGGCCTGGATCGAGGGCGGCGCCATCGTGCTCGACACCGTGAGCGCTGACACGCAGGAGCGTTTCGAGACCATGGCCGGCAAGGCGGGCGTCGAGCTCGACGTCTCGGTACCGCCCAAGCTGGCGGCCCTGCTCGAGAACTTCCAGACCGAGGCGGCAACGCCCCGCGGCGTGGATGCCGACGGCAACCGCACGCCCCATGCCAAGCAGATCATCTTTTGCGACCTGCTGGGCATGCACAACAAGATCCGCCGGCTGCTTGTGCGCCGGGCCGGCGTGCCGGAGGCGGCCATCGCCGTCGTCACCGGGCAGCGCAACAACAGCCCGGAGGAGATCATGGCGGTGCAGGACGGCTTCAACGCCCCGGGCGAGGCCAACAAGTACCGCGTGATCATCGCCAACGAGAAGGCGGAGGTCGGCATCAACCTGCAGAAGGGCACGCAGGCCATCCATCACCTGACCATTGGCTGGACGCCGGACAGCCTGACCCAGCGCAACGGCCGCGGCGTGCGCCAGGGCAACAAGACCGAGCAGGTCACGGTCTACCACTACGACGCCGACGGCACCTTCGACACCGCCAAGCGTTCCCTGGTCAACAGCAAGGCCGACTGGATCGGCGCCATGATGAAGCCCGACGGCGGCGACAGCCTGGCCATCAGCGGCGGCATGAGTCGCGAGCAGATGGAGGCGCTGATCGACGTCGTCGGCGACGCTGACGCGGTGACGCGCATTCAGGAGGCGATGGCCGCCAAGGAGGCCGAGCGCCGGGCGACCACCAATCGCGAGCGTCAGCGCATCAACCTGGACACCATCGACAAGCAGAACCGCTTCCTCGAGGAGAATGCGTCGGCGGCCGACTGGGTGGCGCGCAAGGTGGGGCAGCTGATGTCCGCCATGGCTCAGACCGAGAAGGTGCGCAAGCGGCTGTCACGCGCCAAGTCGGAGTCGTCGCGGGCCAAGAACGAGAGCCTGCTGGCCGAAATGGAAGTCAGGGAGCGTGGCTTGCAGCGCCAGATCGAGGAGGCGGCGACCTTCCATCGGGCGAGCTACAACTATCAGACCCGCCAAGCCGAGCGGCTGGACGACGACCCGCTGAGCGTCCGCGAGGTGGTGACCACCTTCCTGGATCGCGCCAAGCGCGGCGAGAACCGCGCGTCCGACCTGGTGGCGGCGCTGCGCAGCGGGCGCCTGGGTTACGGCGCGGTCGACATCGCCGTCAACGAGGAGGCGGAGCTGGTCAACGAGTGGGAGTCCGAGGTCGACATGGCGCGCCAGATGCGCCGCCAGGCGGTGGAGAGCTATCAACGCCAGGCCAAGGAGGCCGGCGGCCTGCCGGCCGGCGTCGCCGAGGCCTTCGCTGCCGACAAGGGCGTGATGGTGGCCGACCGGCCGGTGATTGCCGAGTGCTTCATCACCGTCGATGACGACCTGTTCGCGGTCAGCCCCGAGTCCCTGGCGCAGTTTCGCCCCAGTGCGGTCGGCTACGTCGACGGCCGAGAGCAGCGGGCTACGCTGGCCGCCCTGGTGCCGCTGGGCGACGTTGCCTACCCTGGCAGCCGTGAGCACGATGCCTGCCTGGTGCGCGCGGCCGCGATGGAGGATGCCGCCGAGCGCGATGGCCAGACGCTGCGCCTCTACACCGATGCCTGCCCCGAGGTGGCCACGCGCCGCGAGACCACGGTCATGGCGCGCTATTCGGCCCGCGACTACTCGCTGCCGGCGCCGCACTTCCCGATTCCGCTGGATCCGGAGCGCGTCACCCCGGACTCCCCGGCGCTGGCTCGCATCGTCGACGAGCAGCGTCAGCTGATCGAGCGCTGGGAAGGCATGAGCTTCGTGGTGGCCGGCGATGTCGAGGTCGCGCGCGGCCAGCCCGGCCTGGTAGAAGCCCTGCGCGACTATGCCATCGCCCACGGACTGAAAGTCACGCTGGCCGACTTCGGCCCCGGGCAGATGTTCCGCCTCAAGCAGGTGGTGCGCGAGCACTTCGACGACGCGGCGTTCGAGGCGGCCCTGGTCGGCGAAACCGGTGAGGAGATCGGGCGCAGCGTCGAGCGCTATGTGACGAGTGCGGTGCCGTGGTTCGACTTCGAGGGCGAGGCACAGTCATACTTGCCGCCACACCTGCAGCACCGGGCAACGATGGCGGTCGCCGACAGGGCGCCGGCCGAGGAGCCGGGCGAGCCGGTGCCGGCCGTCAGCGACGACGGCGACCCTGACGAGATGGTGCTGGTCGAGGGCGAGACCCGCGCGTGGAAGGACCGCATCAAGGAGTACGGTACCCGTCACGGCAGCTATCGGCGCTGGATGCGCAAGGAGACGGCATGGCGCGTTCGCCGCCGGGCCTGGAACGCACTGCTCGCCGACTTCCCGCGGGCGGCGGAAGAACTCAACCTGAGGGCCTGACATGGCATTCACTGAACACCTGTTCGACAAGGACGACATCAAGGCGCTGGCCCGGCAACGGGCCGCCGCCCTCAAGGAGAATCGCGGCTTCTCCGACTTCCCCGGGTTCGCGCTCGGCGTGATCGAGCGCCGCCTGGCCAAGGACCCGCTTCGGTACCGGGACTACGGGCCGTACTGGTGGGCGGTCAAGGCGCTGATGATCGACAGCGGACGGGAGCTGGGCGAACGCGACGACCCGATGGTGCGCGCCGCCTACCAGGGCGACAGTCGCGAGGAGACCATCGTCATGGCCGACGAATTCCGCACCCTGTACCTGGCCACACAGGCCGTGGGTACCAACCAGTTCCTGCTCGACGGCGAGTCCGGCGACCTCTACACCCTCGAAGACGAGGACATGGAATCCCGCCTGCCCGGCACCTAAGCCGGAAAACCCCGCGCTGACCCACCCCCGGCATGGCCCACCATCGGGCCATGCCTAAATCATCTCCAAGGCATCGGCGAGGCCTGCTCTCACGACTCGGCATTGGTGCCAAGAAGTGGGAGAACGACCACCTCCCCGAGAGCCACGAAATCACGCCAGCCGACACCATGCTCTACGGTGCCGGCACGACGACGGTCGCGAGCCTCATGGCCTCGGGGACGCGTCAGGCTCGCACTCGCCAGGCCATCTACAACAAGTGGTCGCAGATGGAGTCCGACCCCATCGTGTCGTCGGCGGTCAAGCTGCTGGTGACGTCGGCCCTGGGCGGCCACGAGACCACGGGCGATATCGTCTTCATCGAGAAGCGGCCGGTAGCCGACGAGAACGACCAACTGGGCAAGCTGGTCGAGGACATCCGCGAAGACCTGTCAGGCATCCTGAACCGCGCCGCCTACCCCATGGCATACCTCGGGGGCGTGTTCGGCGACTCCTACGCCCGCATCTACACCGATCAGCGCGGCGTCGTCGACCTGTACGTCGACGAGCTCGTCAGGCCGCCGCTGGTGCAGCCGTTCGACCGCGGCAGCCGCACGGTGGGCTTCGCCATCTATACCGGCGAGCGCAACTTCCAGCGCCTGGACACCACGCAGATGGCGCGCCTCAAGATGCCGCGCAGCCAGTGGGTGCCGCAGCATGGCGTATTCGAGAAGTCGCTGAAGATCGCGCTCAGCACCGATGACGTCAACGAGCTGCCGCTAATGCCGGCCATGGCGGGCGGCTCGCTCATTTATCCGGCGGAAGACGCCTACGACAACCTGGTATCCAGCCTGCTGGGCCTGGTCGGCCAGCGCTGGATGGATTCGATCGACGAGCAAATGCTCACCGTGAACCTCAACGACATGTCGAAGGACATGCAGGAGAAGTTCATGGGCTCGATCACCGACATGCTCAAGCGCTCCAAGGAGATCGCCGAGGAAGCGGTCAAGGGTGGTCGGCCGATCATGGAGCGCATTCGGCACGTGATCCCCACCTTCGGCGACAAGCAGCTGACCCGAGTCGAGGGGGGCGGCCAGTCCGGCCGCGCCGATCAGGTGAGCATCGAAGACGTCATGCTGCACGCCCGCCTGCTGTCCGGCGCCATCGGCGTCGACCTGTCGATGATCGGCTTCGCCGACCAGCTGTCGGGCGGCCTGGGGGAGGGCGGGTTCTTCCGCACCTCGGCGCAGGCGGCCGAGAGCGCGCGCGTGATTCGCGTCGCCCTGGCCGACGCCTTCAACCATGTCATCGACATGCACACCCTGAAGCGCTACGGCGTGGTGTTCCCGCCCAGCGAGCGGCCGTGGCGCATCAACTTCTATGGCTCGATATCCGCGCTCGAGGCCGAGCGTCAGCGCACGCTCAACGACGGCATGGGCGTCGGCATCGGCCTGGCACAGGCCATTGCCGCCATGCGTGACATGGGGGCCAACAAGAAGATTCTCGAGGCCTTCCTGACCGACACCATGCAGCTGGACGAGGAGCAGGCCAAGCTCTACGCCCAGCTCGCCGAGATGGGCAAGGATGACGGCAACGGCCAGGGGTGGCCATGAGCCTGTTCGACAAGCTTTCCGGCGCCGGGGCCAGCGGCAACGTCATCGGCAGTGCCGACGGCGCGATTCGCTCCGGGGCCAGCCAAATCGGCAGTCGAGTCGGCAACCTGGCGGGGGGCGGCCGGCTTGCCGGCGCCGTCTCGCAGGCCGGCGCCTCCATCGGCGCGCAGGCTGCCAGCCGGGCCATGCACAGCCATATCCCGCCTGGCATGCGCAACACCATCAATGCCGGCGCGCAGGCCGCCAGTCAGATCGCTGGCGGCGACATCGAGGGCGGAATCCTGACGGCGCTGGAAGCCGGGCTGGCCGGCGACAGGCTGGGCAACCTGCTTGGCGGCCAGGCCAGCCAGGGGCGCTACTGGAGCGCGGCCAACATGCTGTATGGCGGCATCACGCCGTCGGAGGCCAAGCGCATCTATCAGGAAGCCGTCGACGCCCCGCGCGCCAAGAAGAACCTGTACCTGCTCAAGGTGCAGAGCGCGCTGGCCGGCGACTTCTCGCATGAGTTCAACCTGTTCTGCACCGATATCGACCGCGGCCCGAGCGAGGTCTCCGGCGGCAAGGCGCGCGCCGGCAGCGCCCAGCTCGACACCCTGACGCAGGCCGAGCCCGTGGTCTTGCGCATGACCACCATGGACGACCGCTCCGGCACGCTGAAGCGCTGGTTTGAAGCTCACGTCGAGGCGACCGCCCATGCCGACGGCTCGTTCGGCGTGCCGGCCGAGTACGCCATCGTGATCAGCATCCAGCATGCCTTCGTGGGTGATATCGGCGCCTTCACCGGGCGCCTGCTGTGCCGCGCCATGAGCTACGAGGTCGGGCTGTCGCGGCGTGAGGATGCCATGGAGGAGTTGCAGATGACGTTCACCCAGCTCGACACCTTCATGAGTCCGTAGCCATGCTCAAGCACGACAACCACGGCTTCCTGGTTGGCGAGCGCCTTGCCGCCGACGACATCACCGGCCGCCTGGATGCGATTCGCAACGAGGTCGCCGCCCTGCGCCGAGACATCGGCGGGAGCAACGCCAGCCCCGTGGCCAGGCCGCGGCAGGTCGAGCGAGTAGAGGCCGGCCCTGAGCATGCCGCCGGCAGCCCTTCGTCAGAGCCTGGCGCTGTCTCCAGCGAGGCGCGCCGCAACGAGGTCGTGATTCGCATCGACCGCCCGGCCGTGGCGGCGACGCCACCCGATCGCCAGGCGCCGGGGCGATACGTCTACCGCGCGGCGCAGGCCGCAGGCAGCGAGGGCGAAGCCTCGGCGGCTTCACCGTCGCGGCCGGCCAGCCAGGCCGAGCCCGGTCCCGCCACCTCTCAACCGGTCGCGCGCGCGACGGCGCGACCGGCAACGCCCAGCCCTGGCGCCGGTCGCGATGCCGGCGGCCGGTTCGTGCGCCGCTCGGAGGCGGCCTCGCCCGGCGGGCGGCAGCGGGGCGACGGCAGCCCGCGCGACGACGATGAGGACGGCGGCCGGCTGTCGACAGCCATCGACGGCATGGGGCGACGCCTGGGCGACGCCCTGCAAGAGGTCGGTACCGGCACCGAAGAGGCTGACCCGGCGGTCAAGGCCTTCAACGAGGTCGCGCAGCCGCTGTCCCGCGGCTTCAGCAAGATCATGGGCGGCGACAGCGACCGCAATCAGGAGCGTTGGTACCGCCGCTTCTGGCGGATGATGCGGCGCAAGAATCGCGACGACGAACAAGAGGGCAAGCGACAGCGCCGCATCCTGAAGAACATCGAGCGCAAGCCGGTGAGCGACGGCGGCGGCTCCATGCTGTGGCGAGGCGTCCTGCTGCTGCTGGCCCCGATCACGGCCATGCTGTCCCTGCTTGGCGCACTGCCCCTGGCGATAGCCGGCGCCCTGGCCTCGAGCCTCAAGTGGCTGCTGACCGCCATGGGCATGGGCAGCATGGCGCGCCGCATTCCGGTACCGGGCGCCGGGCGCCGAGCAGGCGGCCGGCACGCACCTCGAACGGCGGCACCACCCCCGGCTGCCGCGGCCGGGCAGGGCGGCAGGCAGAGCAGGGCGGCCGGTGCGGTACCGCCAGGCGCGGGGTCATCCCCCCCGGGGAGTGGCGGCCGCATAGGGGGCGCCTTGCGCCAGGGCGCCCGTCGCATTCCGGGCATTGGCGCGCTGCTGGGCCTGGGCTTCATGGCCAGCGACGTGGCCGCCAGCGAGCGCAGCGACGCCAGCCGGGAAGAGAAGAACGTCACCACCGGCCGCGCCGTCGGTGGCGGCCTGGGCGGTATCGGCGGCATGGCTGGTGGCGCTGCTGCCGGCGCCGCGCTGGGCTCCGTCGTGCCGGTCATCGGTACCGCCGTGGGCGGCGTAGTGGGGGCCATTGCCGGCGGTTTCTTCGGCGGCAGTGCCGGCGAGGTGCTGGGCGAGAAGGCCGGGCAGTGGCTGAACCGTCTGCAGGACACGCCAATCATCCAAGGCATGTCCGACAGCTGGCACTACGCCGCCGACTTCACGTCCATCTTGTGGGGCGACGTCAGTGATGCCGTGGCGGAGAAATGGGAGCAGGTGACCAACCGCTGGGAGTCGATTTCTTCCACGGTCCGAGAAGGCTGGGACAAGGCCGCCAGCGCTATCACCGAGCGCTGGAAGTCGGTGACCGACGACATGAAGGCGCGTTGGCAGAGCGCTGTCGAGCTTGCCGCCAGGAGCTGGGAAGCGCTCACCAGTGCACTTGGAGGTGTCAACGACTGGATTCGAGATAAGACCGGTATCGATATTGGGCAGTCGGCCAGCGATGCCGCCAACTGGATCTCGGACACTGCTGTTTCATCCGCGCAGTGGACAGCCGACCGGGCAAGCGATGCAGCTGGCTGGATATCCGAAAGGGCCGGGCAGGCCGCTGATAGTGTCAGCGGTGCGGCCTCAACCGCCTGGGATGGCGTGAAGGATGCCGGAAGCTGGGTCGCCGACACGACAGGCCTGTCATCGGCTGCCGCCTGGCTGAGTGGTGCGGCTAGGGAAGCTGGCGAGCGCCGTGAAGAGCGCCGTAGCCGCGACGAGCGTTGGCAGAGCGCCCGTGATGATCTGGTCGGGGCTTCTGTCCATGCCGGCGTTGATCCTGGGCTGGTGGCCCAGATTGCCTCGTTCGAAAGCGGGTTCAATTCCAATGCCGCGCCGATATCCAGCGATGCCAGTCGTAATAGGGTCCGTCAGCACGACGGCCGCATGGCCATGTCTTCCGCCCACGGCTACGGGCAGTTTATCGACGCCACTTGGACAGACGCCCTCAACCGCCATGGGGCCAAATACGGCATCGAGGGGGCGGGCAGCCTGTCGCCAGAGCAGGCCGCCGAGCTGCGCAGCAACCCGGCGATTCAGGCGGCAATGCTAGCCGAATTCACCCGAGAGAACGTCGAGAAGGGGCGCCGCCTGGGTGGCAGCGACGACGCGGCCAATGCTTACGCCTTCCACAACCTTGGGGATGGCGACGCCTCCCGCCTGCTGAGCGGCATGCGAGAGGGGATGACTGTGCGTGAAGCCCTGACACAGGGGCTGGGAGAGCGCGGGCGGGCCCGTGTCGAGCAGGTCATTGCCAACAATCCCAGCCTGTACCGGGACGGCAATATCTCGGCCGCTGAGGCCTATGCCGCCATGGGCGAGCACATGCGGGCCGGGAACGCCTATGCCGCCGACGCCCGGCAGCGGGCCACCGTCATGCTGGCTCAAGGCAGCGAGCCCGCTGCGCCGGCATCACCAACCGCGCCTGGCGTTGAGCCGACCGTCAGCACCGCACACCTGGCCCCGATGGGGCTGGCGGCCAACGGCCCGCCAGCCGGCGTTACGCCGCCGCCGGCCGCGCATGTCCCGGCGCCGAGCATGCCCCGAGTTGCCGAGGCGCCGACCGTCAGCGCGCCGCTGTCACCGCCGAGCTCTCACGATGGCGACCGTCGCCATGGCGGCCAGGGGCAGGACGTGTCGCGCGACGTCTCAGACCGGCGCATCGCCCACATCGTCACCGGCGCCTACAGCGGCATGAGCTGACCGGAAAACGCCAGGATTGCAGGCCGGTTGTCCGGCATAGCATGGCGGCATGACGACGATCACCGGCGATGACATTCAGGCAATGGTTCGGCACTGGCTGGAGACTCCGGTCAACGGCTATCTGGGCTCCGACTACGGCGCCGACGCCAACCGCCTTCTACAGCGTGCCCAGCAAGACGGGCGCGCCGACCGCTTCGTGCGCAAGCTCAGGCGGGACGTTGGCGTGCTGGAAGTGCTGCCCAGCAATGCTGTCGAGCTCTATGGCACGCCGGAGGGCGTCGACCGGCTGCGCCTCACCCTGGAGGTCGCAGGCCGCTCCTACGACCTCAGCGACTTCGGGGGCTCGTGATGTACACGCGCGAAGACTTCCAGCAGGCCATTGACGACAGCGTGGCGCGCTACCCGGCGGTGGGCGCGCTGTACCGTGCCCGCGACCCGCGCATCCTTCAGCACCTGGACGCGATCGCCACCATGCTGGCCATGTACTCCCAGCAGCTCGAGGTGTCACTGGCCGAGCCGTTCGAGAAAGTGCGCGACGCCACGGTGCTGGCCGACGCCTCCATGCGCGGCCTGGTGCCGAAGGCCAAGCCGGCACAGGTCACGGTCAAGCTGCATAACCCGACAGGCACGGCGTTCGCCGTCGCGCCAGGGCGCAGCATGCTGGATGCCACCGGCCGGCCGTTCCGTGTCGAGACGCCGGCAGAGGTCGGCCCGGGCGAGACGGCCACCTTTGAGGCCGTCCAGCTTCACGAGAGGGCGCGCGCGCACGTCGTGCAGGGGAGCCGCGCCTTCTATGCCGTCGAACTCGACATGGCCGATGACGATTCCTGGCTGTGTGGGCTGCACGTGACCGACGCGGACGGCGCCTTCGAGTACCGGGAGCGCTACACCAACACCCTGGCCGGCGAGCGCATCTATCACGTCGAGGCCGACGAGCGGCAGCGCGTCTACGTGCGCTTCGGGCAGTCCGGCGTGGTCGGCGTACAGCCGTCGGATGGCCGCCAGCTGACGATCACCACCTACTACTCGCTGGGGCGTATCGACGACTTCCGCACTGGCTCCCCAATGGCGTTCGAGGCCATGCAGGATCCTGTCGAAGCGCAGCTCGAGATGACCCTGGAAGTGGTGGCCAGCAATGGCGAGAACCCGCCGTCCATGCGCGCCCTGCGCGAGCTGGCCAAGTATCCCAGCGTCTACAACCACAACGCGGTCTTTCTGGGCGAGTTCGACTTCCTGGTGCGTCGGCACTTCCCGTCCCTGAGCTTCCTGTCGGTATGGAACGAGGGGGTAGAGGAGCGCCATCGCGGCATGAGCGTGGACAACATCAACGCCCTGTTCGTGGCCTGCCTGTCAGCCACGGGTGACGAGACGGTGCTGACCCAGCAGCCGGGGGAAGAGGTCGAGCCGCAGCTGATAGATGACGAATCGCTGACCGCCACGCAGCTTGCCATCCGTGAGCGTATCCATGCCGCCGACGACAGCTACCGGGTGCGTTTCTATACCCCGATCCGGGCGCCGCTGGCGGTCGCCATCGATGCCACGGTGGCAACCAGCTACGACGAGAGCGTGGTTCGCGACCAGATCCGCCAGGTGATGCTCGATGAGTTCGGCGAGCAGGCCGACCAGTCGCGCCGCGGGCAGAGTGCACCGCTCTACCAGCAGGTCTACCAGCTGCTCCGCCAACGAGTGCCGGCGCTCAGCGTCGGCCGCGCCGACCTGAAGGTCGCCATCGAAGACCCGGCAGGCGCTGCACGCCCCGAGCTGTGGCGCTATGTCTCGCCGGAGAGTCTTGATGTCAACGTGACGGTCGGCAACGTCAACGTGCCGTTCTGGGGGTCGGGCCTGTGAGCGTGAGCGACTTCGACTTCCCGGGCGCCGAACTGCCGGCGATCAGCCCGCTTCGAGAGAGCTACGCCAATGGCCAGATCGAGGCCGAGCTCAAGGCGCTGTTCGGCGACCTGTTCGAGCGCGTGGCCCGCGACACCTTCGATGCCAGCGTGCTCGGCGCCCCGCACCTGGGGAGCTTCGACCTAGTGCGTCGGACGGTCAATTACGACGGCCTGGTGCTGCTCCAGAACGCCAGGGAAGAGGCGGCAACCCGCTACCTGTATCGCGCGTGGAAGTCGGCCGACACACAGGGCCGAGGCCTGCATTTCCTGCGCACCTACTTGCAGCTGCTGTTTCCCGATCAAGCGACCGCCAATCAGTTGTGGCACCGCAAGGACGAGGAGTATGGAGAGGGCTTCATCAGGCCCGATCCCGACGAGGAGCCGTCTCTTTCCCCGCATGAAGACGTCGACAACGCCTTCCTTACTTCCCGCGTTCAAGTGGCGCTGAACGCCGAGGGCGCGGTTCGATTTTCGGATTCCGGCTTCGTCGACCTGTCGAAGATATCCCAGATCATTGGGGATGTTGTGCCGGCGAGAATGGTCCCCGAGTACCAAATCTATTTCCGAAGCTTTTCCAGCATTTATTACGCCGCCACTGTCGTGTCAGGGGCCGCCACCGACGTTCGTCCCTATCGCATAAACGAACGCGAACAGGCCCATGCCGCCTATCACGCAGCTGCGACTCACACCGTGACATCGACCGAGCTGCGCCCGCCCATTGTCAGCGACATCGAGAGGCGAACGCCTGTCGTTAATGGCTGGGGTGTGCACGGCGTGGTGTCGACGGAAATTCGCCCGCCGGTGTCCGCGACAGTGGTTCAGAATGCAGGCCTTTTCCACGGTTGCGGCATTCATGGCGTAGTGCAGACAGCGGTTTACCCGCTTCAATAGAGGATGGAGGCAATGGCCGAGTACTACACGATCTTGACGGATATCGGGCGGGCGAAGCTGGCTGCTGCTCAAGCGGGCGGCGACCCGGTGCGCCTGGCAACAATCCACGCCGGTACCGGCGGTGGCGACAACTACTACGACACCTATGGGCGCGAAGAGCTGGAGGCTCTGGACGCCCTGGTAGACGAGGTCTGGGACGACCCCATCAACCTGCTGAAGGTGGATGACAACAACCCTCATTGGGTCATTGCCGAGGGCGTTGTTCCGGCATCCGACGGCGGATGGATGATCCGCGAAGTCGGCCTCAAGGACATCGATGGCGACCTGATCGTGATCGGGCGCTACCCGCCGACTTACAAACCCCTGCTCACTGACGGCGCTGCTCAGGACCTGAAGATTCGCGCCATCAGCGAGTGGAGCAATGCCGAGCTTGTGGAGATCGTCGTCGACCCGACGGTGGTGATGGCCTCACAGAGCTACGTGCACGAGTACACCGACCAGCGCGTCGGCGAGCTGCTCGAGGAAGAGGACCCTGAAAAGGCCCTCGCCTCGAAGGCTTACTCGGACACTGCCGCAGGGCAAGCCGAGACCGCGGCCAAGCAGCACACCGACGAGCGCATCGATCCAGTGGACCGGCAAACCGGCACGCCCTATCGGGTCGTGGTGGTGGACGGCGTGCTGTGTATCGAAGACATGACCGAGGAGTGATGACATGAGAGGGATTCCGCGCAACCAGCTCAAGACGCGGGCTGATTTCATGCTGCTGCAGGAGGCGGCGCTGGCCGGCGAGCTGCGCCCCTACGAAGTGGCCGACCTGCGCCGGCATTGGCAGGCGCTATTGGACGGCCGTTTCGCCTACGAGGTGGATCGCGTGCTAGATGAAGGCGAGGCGCCGGATGGCGAGGAGCCCGAGTATCGCGTGATGACCGACGAGGACGAGGCCAGCGGTGAGGCGACCCGGACCCAATACCGGCTGGTCGAGACCGAATGCTCCCGGCTGGTCCGCCTGGGGTTCGAGGTCGAGGATGTTGAGGCGGCACTGGCGCAACTGGAGGGCAAGTAATCATGGCGGACAGCATTCTGGCGGTACCGGGCCAGGCGGCCGGCGAATTCAAGCTGATGGGCAAGATCCGGACGGCTGACGAGGTGCGCCTGGACGTGCCCGAGGGCATCCTGAACATCGGCGGCAACGGCAAGGGGTTTATCCTGCAGCCGCGCATCGACTGGGACCCGACCGCCCCGGCCAACCAGGACGGCAGCCTGGACAACCTGGCGCTGGGCGATGACGTCTATCTGTATGCCGTGCAACAGGCCAATGGCCGCGCGCACCTGGTGGCGAGCAAGAACATCACGGTACCGGATGGGTACGGGCCGGACGAGTCGCGACGCATTGGTGGCTTCCACTACGGGCGCTGGCGGCCGCTGTCCGAGCGCTACAATGCTGCCTACGATCCCTCGGTGATCGTCATGCCGACCAGCGTCTGGGACCTGAAGCATCGGCCGAAGTGTGACCCATCGGGAATGGTGGAGTTCATGCCGGGCTGGTGGGTAGATATCTACCTGGCGTCCGAAGATGGCGCCCCCTGGCCCGAGACCGTGCCGCTGTCGCGCTACAACGCCACGCCACTGACCGGTACCGAGGGCTATTCGCGCTATCTCGACTATCCAACCCTGCTCGCCAATGCCGGCAAGCGAGTGCCGACGCTGGACCAGTTCTATGTCTACGCCGACGGCGCTCCGCAGGGCAACGACGGCAACAACGACACAGCGTGGAGCGCCACCACCAACAGCGGCCGCACAGCCACCGGTACCGTCGCCAAGGCAGTGAGCTGTGCCGGTGTCGTCGATGCCGCTGGCAACGTCTGGGAGATGCTGCAGGACCACTACGACGTGGGCTCCACGTCCAGTGCCGATTACAACTATGACCGCACCATCGTCGAGAACGGCAAGGATGCTGGGCACAACCGTGGCGAGATCTACCATCGCCACTGGCGTATGTGGATCGCCGGCGGTCCATGGGGCAACGGCGTCCGGTGTGGGTCGCGTTGTGCGAGCGCGAACACCGTTCCCTGGACTGTGATTAGCGCTACGGGGCTGCGCGGTGTCTGTGACTCCCTATGACCATGAGCCCTGAAGGTGCCCCGCGGCAGCGGGGCCTTGTCCTACTCAATAAGGCCGAGAAACTGATCATTGACCTGGCGCCGACCATCGACAAGGTGCCCAAGCATCAGCGGTACCGCTATGCGGCGCGGCTCGAAGATGCGCTGTGGGACCTGGTGGCCCGGATCATTGAGGCGGTTGCCAGCGGCCAGAAAAGCAAGATCTACCGCATCGAGGAGCAGCTGCGATTCATTCACTCCCTGTTGCGGCATGGGGCCGAGCGCAAGCTGGTCCGGCCCGCCAGGGTCGGCGAGGCGGCGCAGCAGCTCCGGGAGATTGGCGCCATGATCGGCGCCTGGCGTAAACGGCTGCAGTAGCGGCTTTGAAGGGTGGTGTGGGCTTCGCCACTGGCGTATGTGGATCGCCGGCGGTCAATGGGACAACGGCGTCCGGTGTGGGTCGCGTTGTGCGAACGCGAACAACAATCCCTGGAATGTGAATAGCAATACGGGGCTGCGCGGTGTCTGTGACCACCAGTTAACAGAGAGGGCGGCGATGACCTCGCCGTCACCTGGATTCCCTGATAGGGGGTCAGCCATACCATCCTGGTCCCGCCATGCGGGCCGAATACGACAGACCGGGCGGCGTGAGTAGCGAAAGCGAAAGCCCCGCCCGGTCGCATTTCAAACACCCGAATGGAGGCAGTGTGGGGAAGCGGCATAAGCGCCTGATCGAGGCGATAGTGGACTGGGATAACTTGCAGGAAGCGCACCGCCTGGCGAGGCGCGGCAAGCGGGATCGGCATGAGGTGGCCACCTTCGAGGCCAATCTGTGGGAGGAGTTGGGTGCGTTGCAAATGGAGATGCTGTGGGGCAGCTACCAGCCCGGCCGGTACCGCAGCTTTCTGGTCTATGAGCCGAAACGGAGGGAGATCCTGGCGGCACCCTATCGCGACCGAGTTGCCCAGCACGCCATATGCACCCTGTGCGGCCCGATCTGGGACGCCGCCATGATCGACGACTCCTACGCCTGCCGGCCGGGCAAGGGGACGCATGTCGGCGCCACGCGCGTGGAGCAGTGGCTGCGTGGCATGACCGCTGCTGGCGGCGCCGTGTGGGTGGTCAAGATGGACGTCAGCAAGTATTTCGCCAGCATCCGCCACGACCTGGCCAAGGCGGTGGTGCGCGACAAGATCAGCTGCCCGGCAACGCTGCAGTTGATCGACGCCATCATCGACAGCACCGCCGATCCGGCCGATCCTGACCCGGTGGGCATTCCGGTCGGCAACCTGCTGAGCCAGTGGATCGCCAACCTTGTCGGCAACCGCATCGACCAGTGGGCCAAGCGGGAGTTGCGGCTGAAGCGCTACGCCAGGTACATGGACGATATGGTGGTGCTCGTGCGCACCAAGCAGGAGGCGCTGACGATCCGCGACCAGTTCGACGACAAGCTCGCCTCGATGGGCATGAGGTTCAGCAAGGCCTCGGTGCTGCCGGCGTCGCGTGGCGTCAACTTCCTCGGCTACCGCATCTGGGCTCACAAGCGGCTGCTGAGGCGCGATTCGGTGCGCCGGATCAAGCGCAACCTGAAGGCGATGCGCTGGCAGTACCAGCACGGCAAAACCGACCTCTTCACCATCCAGCAGCGCATCCGCTCGTGGATCGCCCACGCCGATCACGCCAACGCCGAGAACCTCAAGCGGAAGGTGCTGGGCAGCGTGAAGTTCAAGCGGTAG